GAATGAACGTAGAGTCATAGAAGTTGGGCAATGGCATCTCGGATTCGAAGATGTACCAGTGCGTCCAGCTATCGTCCGAGGGTAGCTTGGACATATCAAACGCCCGCTTGCCGACATACTCCGACATGGGGTGGTGGTTACGGCAGCCAGACTTAACTAGCTTTCCGTAGTACTCGACTCCGTTGAGTTGAATGTAAGCATCTAATGGTAGAACCGCGCTCATTTGTTTACCTCCCCGTAGCCACCACATTCCTCGCAGTAAGCTGGTGTCCCGTCTGGCCACAGATGTTTAAAGTCAATTCCCGTGCCCTTGCAAACAGGGCATGCAGTCTTGGTAGGGTCTGCACCCTCCGCTGTGCCCGCGGCGAAAGCCCCGAACTGCTCGGGACTCCAGCGGGTCTGGCCGTTGATCTCTTTGTTCATTGTATGTATTTCCTTTTGGTTATTGCGAGCGACCGCCATTGTCCAGCACATTCCGAAGCGCTGAACGCTGACCGACCCTGCGCGAAATTCGTTTGTAGTTATCAAAGCTTTCAGGACTCATCACATTGATTGCCCCACCCGTCTTATCTGAATAGACCATCGCCCCAAGCACCTTGGCTTCGGGGTGCAGGAACGCACAGCCCTTGCACTTGGTGAAGCCTAGGTTGATACGCTCAGCTTCGATCGGGTCGTTGCAGTAATCACACTTCATCGCCCGACCCTCCGCACTGGCCATAGGGTCTTGATCTTCTGGCGATAGCGGTCGGCCACGCTTGGAATGGTGGAGAACCTAGCCTTGCGGACATACCGCTTGATGGCATCGGCCACCGAACCATAGGGGCAGTAAAGCTCTGCATCCTTGGGGTCACGAACCTGACCGCGGGACTCCTGCAAGGAACGCTGGTAGGTATGAGCCTTGGGGGTAACCATCTTATGCTTGTAGATGCCTGTGGTCACGAACCCAAAAGCCATAGTCAGCTTGGCATCGGGCTTCTTGATACTGATTTCAAGGTCACCAATCTTAAGCTTGCGGTTGGCAGGCATTGACGCTCTGCGAGGCTGTGGGATATGAGGCTTGCGTAAGTCCATCTGCAAGTCCTCCCATCTGGCACTGCCAGACATAGGGTCGTTGACCTCTCGATCGTTCATCTGCTTGCGTAGCAGACCAAAGTCTTGAAGGTATGTGTTACTCATTTGTTTTCTCCTTGGGTTAGGGTTGCTTCCATACTCCTTATACGCTCCGAGCTTCCCCTCCCCCTACGGGAACGACCCGATAGGTAGAGGGGGAGTGTATTGACTGATGAAAGCTGGTGCACAGGATGCACGGATTCATTGAATCCTTGATTCAAAGATGCATTGACCTTATGCACAATGTCCGATAAGCTTGGCTTATGCCTAAAGCCTTGGCTATAGACTGGAAAGCAGTAGAAAGAGACTTCGTTGGAGGCAAGAGTCGTAGCTTCATTGCATCGCAGTATGGTATCAGCATCAACACTTTGGATAGTAGATCGAGGAGATGCAAGTGGGTTGCACGGAAGTTGGAGAATATTGTTCAGATAAAACAGAGAGTTGATAAGCAGATTGTTCAGACTGCTACCGATAAGCAGGCTCTTTATCTGTCGAGGATCGCTAATCAAGTTGACCATAGTTTGGACGTCCTCGAATCCGAGATGCCTGGAAGCAGGAAAGAATTGCGTGAACATATCGATGTGCTCGAGAAGGTGGACAAGATAGCTCGCCCTGCATTGGGCTTGGCTTCGCAGAATCAAGGAAGCAACGGCAAGACGATCGTGAACCTCGCGGTTCTTCGAAACGACGATGCGATGAAACCTGTCATCGACATTACAGCTGGTTAAGCTTGGTATCATAGATTCTAAGATTCTTGGATTCTTTGAAATAAAAAGGGGAGGGGGGAGGTTTCCCTCCCCCCTCTCCAGTGTTTCCTTACCTCTTGGCTAGCACCGCCTCGATCTGTTCCTCGGTGCATCCTGCATCCTTCATCTGCTTGACCAATTTCAAATCCTTATTGGCTGGGGCAGTGATGAGGGTGAGTCTCCCGTTCTTCGGGTCGTGGAACATCTTGACGAGGGAGCGTTTCCCTGCCGATAATTCCGTGGACTCGTGGGACATCTTCGCCATCCCAAGGGTTGTCCACGCCTGCACCGCTTCATCGTAGCGGGTAGCGAGTTGCACGCCTCTGGTATCGGTGACAATACCAAACTCCTTGCGGGGGCAGAGTCTCCCTGCTTCGGTGACTAATGCTTCGCCGTGCCAATTACCGAACACCGCCTTTAGTGTTCGCTTGCTCTTGGGAGCAATACGACTGGGTTTGATTTCGATTGAGGCTTGAGTAGTTACTAGTGTGGTTTCCATTTGATTTGTTTCCTTTATGTTTCCCCCCTCCCCCTCCCCCTATCGGGGGTATGGTTTGCGGGACAAACCCTATACGCACCCCCTCCCCCACCCCCCTTCCAGCCAGCCATAATACTGTTGTATGTACTTTAAAAATTAAATTTATTTTATTTTTCGGCAATCAAAGTGACGCCAAGCCGGGCCGCCAAATAGTCAGATGGAAATATGGGACACTTCTCGTTCTCGCGGTAAGCAATGTACTCAACGCCATATCGAACGGCCTCTAAGACGCAAGCTTTACAGGGTGGATAAGTGACGGCCAAAAGGTGGGGCTCGCCAGGACGACTGTAAGCAAGGGCGTTAGTCTCGGCATGGACCATAAAGTCTCGCCGGTAGTCGCGGTCCTGGGATTCGTTGGGGGTCAATTCAAAACCCGGGGGATATCCGTTGTACCCAATCCCGCAAACCGATCCGTCTTGTCGAAGGACTGCTGCACCAACTCGGACGAACTGATCCTGGCTAGTTTTGGCCGCGGCGTCAGCCAGCCGCATGGCTAGGTCAATCCACTTTGTCTTTACCATCGGGCTCAACATCCGTTTCTTTGAGGTAGTTCAGGAAATGGGAAATGCTTCCACGGTATGTGTAGGGTCCTTCGTGGCCAAGATCAATTTTGGTATCCATCATAATCTTGTAGCCCTTCTCTTTAAGCTTCTCGCAAAAGATGAAGTCCTCAGAAAGGAACTCGCCTTTGTAAATTCCAACCTCAAACACATTGTGGATAAACTCGGTCTGGGAATCCTGATACTTGCCCGATCCGCCAATCGTATGGGACTCGCTGGCCTTGTTGTATAGGTCGAGATGATTGCAGTCCTTGGTCAAATCTTCAAGGGCTTTGCGGGTCACGCGAAGGAATCCGGTACCGATGCGGTCAACTTCAAGCAGGCCGCGATCGTCGGGGTCAAGGTTTCCGCGCTTCAACTGCACAGTAAACTCGGTAGTAGTGGCAAGCTTCTTCCGATAAGTTGCTCCAACAACTTCTTCCTCATGCAAGCAAAGTTTAAGCAAATCCATGGGGTTCCATGAAATGTCGGAGTCAATCCAAACAAGCATCTCGCTGTCGGTCTTCAGAAACTCGCGGAGCACCCGATTGCGGGCCATTTGAATTACGGAGTGTCCAGTCAAAAGAATACAATGCAGTTCCATGTTGTAGTTTTGAAATAGGCTGACTGACGCAGCCAGTGCGGTGGCGAAGCCGCTGGTTACCTGGCCGCCGTAAGCGGGGGTTCCGATGGTTACAATCTTGGGTTGTTTCATATGTATCTCCTTTACGCTGGCTCTTCTCTTTTATGGATGTCGTAATAAAACGAGTCGGTATCTTCCGTCACCCATCTGTCGGACTGATTCTCCACAGAAGGTAGCTCGGTGTCCACCTTAAATTGTTTGAGGTTCTCAGGAAGCTTCTTGGTCACCCAGTTGGAGTCGCGCCAAAAGATGCGGTTGTTTGGCATGCAAAGCAAGTACCCGTCATCCGCGGCAAACACATGGCCGCATTTGTAATCGGAAGGTTCGTCGCTGTACGGGTTGTTGAACCAGTCCACGGTAAACATGTAAGTTCCCCATGCTTTGGTTCCGTCCCTCAAAACAATCTGAGCGCGGTGATAGGCCAGAAAGCTGTAATCGATTACGGTAACGTTCTCCGAGAAACAATCCCAAAGCTGTTTGTAATTAAACGGGATATCATTCGTGGGCTCATGAGTATAAATCTCAGACATGGGAACTCGGCTTCGAAGCATCCCCGCATCGGTCATGACGTGAAAGGTCAAGATCGTGCCGGGGTAGGATTGGAGCGCAAAAACATACACGTTGTAGAACTCGTTTTTATCTGTCTCGTCTTTAGTGAAGAACGACTTCCTGACCATCGCTTTGAAACTGGGAATGTTCTCGTTGAGTGTGGGCATTTATAAAAACTTTAAAGAACTATTTTCTTTTCGTGTCCGACAATAATTCTAGGGTCAACCCAAACATCATATCCCTGATCGCCGGCACTTCTACAAAAACCCGCATCCTCACTACTTAAATCCATTATGGTCTTTCCTTCATGGGTTATTTCGGTACACAGCGGACGAAACCACGGATACTCTAAACTCTCCATCACTCCATTTTTAACCAACATCCAGCCCATTCCGGCATAACTCACTTTAAAAGGACCGGTCTTTGCGGCCATGTCGGATCTGGTCAAGAATTTGAATCTCCCTTTTGTAATAAATTCTTTTTGGTCCCAAGTCTCAACTACGGGATAATGGGTATTGTCGGCCATAATATAAAGACCGGAGGCAATGTCCTTTTCTAAAGCTAAAAGATTAAAAAAATCATCCGGTTGAAATACAATATCAGAATCAATCCACATGATGTAGTCATAGTCTATCTTGCCCTGAAAAGGTTTTTGAGAGGGGCCGGCCATATAATCTGCCCCAAGACAGAGACTCCTGGAAAAATAAACGACCGGAGAATAGGTTTGAGACATAATGGGGAGGACCTCGCGCTGGTAACAGGCGTGGATCAGGGCTGTCCAACACTTAAGAAAATTACCCGAATATTCTCTACCGGGCATACAAAACAATACTTTCTTCATTTATTTACTCCTTTTCTTTTTCTTTCGTTTCTTACCGAAGGTTGTGGTCCGGTACCGAGCCATCTTGTACTCGGGGGCTGGCTTCCAAAGCCGGCAGTCAATGTCATATTCTACCGACTTATTCATGGCCCAGCTGTAGAATCTGTAACCAAAACCAGTCCAGCACATGAAGTAACTCCATACGTGCCCCAGGGCGTAATACAGATGGGATAGGATTCGATGCTTCATGGGAGGGTGACGTTCCGGTCGTCGAGCAAAGAGTGAAGCTCATCGCGCACATTCTCATAAGCGTTGAGTTGGTCGGGGTCTGAGATTTCATGTTTGATCTTTGAGCGGAGGAAGATTCCAAGATCCGTAAGAATCATTGCCATGTCGTGCCCGCTCATAGCATATTTAAAATTGGTCTCCTCTTCGGGAAGATTAAACTCAAGGGTCGCCTTCATCGTCCGTACAGTGTCTCAATTCCTTTGACTTTTGTAAAGGACAAAATACAATCGGCCGCGTGAGAGTTCTAGTTTACACGGCGACTGACTTCAACGAGGAGTCTCACAAGTGTATTGATCTGCTTGTCGCGAACATGACTCTACCGGATAACGTCGACTTCTGCGTAATGTCCAACAAGCCGGGGCCAGAAGGATTCAGTCACAAAGTTGTTGTCGACCCAAAAGACTACTTGTACGGCGGTTTCCTCAAGTACTCAGAACTTATCCCCAAAGGATATGACTACTATCTGTTTCTTGATCCGGACATTATCTACTTCGGAAACCCAATGGATCTGATCGACCCAACCAAAGACTTTACGATTGTAACCGAAGGGCACCACAATATGTCCCGTGAATGGTTTCAGTACAAGCAAGCACCTGATGTGGATAAGTTAAAGTTTACTATGCTAAAAGGACTAAATGCTGGGACCTTCGGATTCAAAGACCTGGGGTTCACGGTCAAAATCAGATCCTTATTCGAGCCCCATATTCAAACGAGACTGCTGGATGACGCTATTCTGGAGCAGTCTTCTTATAACTACGGTATCTGCCTGTCGACAAACTTTGAGATGGGCAATTGCCACGACATAGCCCAAAAGGTACAACTGTTCGCCGGCTACAACGAATTCGACCTATCCAAGCAATTGCACCATTTCTGTGGATTCAATAAATCCATGGTGGATAAATATCAGGAAATGGCTTCGTTGGTCACAAAGTGTGACCCCAAACAGTCAAAGATTCCTTGACGGTTGTACCCGAATATACCCCTTTCGGGACACTTCTTACCCAAATAGGGTGGGGGTAGGGCCTTAGGGTGGGGGGTCAAAAATGGGTACCCCCACCCAAATTTCGAACCTTGGGTCCTTGTCTAAGTGTATGTTTACTATTAATATATATAAATATAAAGAAAGAGAGGGTGGGGGTGGTCCCACTGGGTGGGGGTATCCCAACTCGTTCCGGCTGTTTGTACACACACGCCGCACACACAAAGCCGTAGGAACAACGAGTTCAAAACCACCCCTACACCCCCACCCTACCACCCTAGAAGCCATGAATCGTTGATACACAAATATATAGAACTATTTGACCATCAATTCGACCCCCCACCCTATCCACGTATCAACGACTTACAGATCCTACATATACCTTACGTAAGTCCTTTTGCTGAAAGCATAAGCGCTTCCACCTTTAATTCAATTACTTAGAGATCTTAATAGCGAAGGATACCATACCATCGTTTCCAAGGGCGTGGATAGTTTGGTTATAACCACAGCAGAACTCGTCGATAGCCTTCTTTACTCCAAAAACATAGTTATTTAGGGCTTTGTCCTTGTTGGTAGCGTAGTCGTGGCCCATAAGCCATCCACCGGCCTTTAAGAGCCTGTGGGACGCAATTACATCCTTCTTGCACCCTTCGTACTCGTGATCCCCATCCAGGTAGATCATGTCCAGTGAGCTAGCTTCTAGCGTGTCCAGCAACGTTGAGCTGTCCCCCTTCAAAATAGTTACCGCTGGATTTAACTTAGCGTATTCCACAAGACTGCTGTGAGCCGCATTTAGATCGTATATTGCTCCGTTGTTTCCGTCCTGATCCCCCGAGAAACACAAACCCTCAAACATATCTATCATGTACATCTTTTTGGGTTGCAACAGGTTAATTATTTTTTTCGAAAACTCTCCCTCCAAAACACCGACCTCTGCGACAACTCCTCCCTTCGGAGTTAACGCCTCTATCATCTCGATTCGCGTATTAAAAATTTGCATTTACCTATAGTTTCTCTCGAGCCTCTTTAATAACTTCTAAAACTGCTGAAATAGGAATTACTGCCGTAGCCGCATCTCCCTCAATCCCCGCAAATGATTGTATAATACCTATGAGTTGCCCGTCCTGATTTACAACGGGGCCACCCGAATGACCGGGCTTTGGTACAGTAGATATAATAAAATTCGATTCATACCCCGAAACATAACCCCGCGTATAGCCCGCCTGAATGTCTACGCCCTTGTGCTCCATCCGCCTACCGGCGGCCAAAGTGAAAGCCCCCATCTCTTCCCGACTCTGGCATTCCTTTACAGCAAAGGGCTGGCCCCTCTTGTTCAATCTTAGAATAGCAATATCTTTATCTCTGTCCTTGGCGACACAATAAGCCCTTCCCGAAAAGCTTTCTGTTTCCACGAAGACCCACTCACTGTCTCCTACAACGTGAGCACAAGTGGCTATTGTGGCACCGTCCTCCAAAAGAACACCCGACCCCATCTGACTAGCCGTTTCAATTTTTACCGAACAGAGAATTACCGTTGCTTTTAAAGCATAAAAGTTTTGAGTTTGGCCAAAATTGCTGAAAACAAAGAACGACAAAAGTCCCAGCACCTGAATCCAACGATAGTTAAAAATATACATATTGCACCTCCAAGCAACGCGGCTATCGCACCGAGAAACGTTTTAAGCAATATGTCTTGCATCTTTTTCTTTCTCGTTTTTGACAAGGTCAGTTAATGCTTTTGTGATCGCGTAGCTCACCAAAGCCTCCTTATCATTCCGGATTGTTTCCAACCCAGCTTTTGCCAATACTGCCACCGCTTTGTCATCTACGTCAAGGTCTAATTCAACATAGTCAACTTTACGTTCCGCTACAATTTTAATAGCCGGCAGCTTTCCCACCTCTGGGGACAATGGAACCCGTTTTGCTGATAATATACTTTTTTGTTTTTTCATGTGTTCTCCTTACCCCATAAACCGATTGGACACTGTTCGTGGGGCAACCAGTGTTTACCTCTTCCGCAGCCACACTTCAAGCACTTTCCCATGCCCAGATTACCCTTCTCCTCCCAGAACTGACACCCCCGGCAAATGGCAATCCGCTTTTCATAGACATGCTGCTGAACTCTCTTAAAACCGCCACCAACCCACGTAGCCATTGATTTTGTAAAATTTTTAACTGGCCTCAAAATAGTGTTCTGCTCCGGTGGGTTCAATCGTTTTAGATCTTCCTCTCTCTTCATTTTTTCCAGGCCCTCATAGTATTCTTTTTTCTTAGCTGCAAGCTCCTCTTTGGCCAGCCGCGCTTCTTCCGGTGTCATGGTTCTATTCTATTCCAAATACTGACGCCGGTACAGAGAGGCTAGCGCCTCCGGAAATTACGGCAACTGCTTCGGTTGTAAAAATAGTTGTAGTTACGGTGCTGCCTATGCCGGGGGTTAGCGATATAGAAATAGTATTATTCAAATATATACCAAAGGCTTCATAGAAATAGAAGGCAAAATCGACAGGACCCGACACAGTCTGACTCGTGACGCCGCATCCGGAGAGGTTGACTCCCCCCAAGTCAAAGAAGGCAATCTCACTGGGCAGATTAACTCTTGGGGACGTTACCGTTGCCTGTACGAAAGATTCGGGGACAGTACTGCATCCTTTTCGATACACAGATACCACTACTGTTGCCGATGCATTCACTACTGCCGGAGCTCTACAAGGTGAAGTGAGGTCTACGCACGGAGCACACACTTCGCCCCTGGAGGAAACTGGAGGCAATATCGCGGACACTATCGAATCTCCACCCACGGATGCATTGGCATATTATTCAATGCAACCATAGCCTGTCGCTCTGTTTTATAGAAAAGGTCCACAACAGGTAGTTTACCGCGCGAGGCTTTCTTGGCAACAACTGCTGTACCCGTATCGATTGCCTTGAATTCCTTACCATCGACCACCACAACACTTCCATAGGGGATGATCTTAGGATCCACCGCGCATGTCTTGCCGGACTTTAAAGTATACCCAGTAGAGGACTTGAGCCTTGAAGTGTCCGGGTCTTGCCCACACCAATAAGCCGTCAGCCTCACCTTAATTTTTTTGGTGGGCTTCTTAGGCTGTGTTTCAATTAATACATTGGAAGCCAACGTGGGAATTAAAAACAGCATAGCTAAGGCTATGGCTACATTTCTCATAAGTAGTGTTTTGAGCGTGGAACCAGATTAAACAGCCGGTTTCACTTCGTCAACCGGGATCTTCCAGAGCACCTTGCCCTGGATCGTCACACGCTCGATGCCTTTTGTCGTCATCAATTTGGCTAACCGCTGGCCCATCTTCTCCGGAGTAGAGGCATAATGGCGGGTAAGATTGGTAAGACTCTGGTCATTTAGCATCTGATTAAGTAGCTGGGTAGCCGAACCTTTCCATGTTCTTTCCTTTGGGTTCGCTTGGTTAAATCCAATAAGGAATTCGTCCAGCAACTCCGAGAAGGCATGGTTAGGGTGGGTAGTTCGGGTATCCTCAAGGATATCGGCGTGGTGGTAGCACTTAACCTGAAACCGATTGGAACACTTAAGCTCCTCAGGAATTTCAAAGTCAGTCAACCATCTGGCAAACGCAGGCAACTCACCGTCAAGAATGCGCTGTAGCTCCTGAGACTGAGGGAAATCCATACCTTTGGACGAAGCCTTAAATAGCATTAGCTTATCTAATATACTTGCGTCTGTGTATGGAACCGCCCGCATGGAGTCAGGGTCATCATTCAAGGTGACAAACACCCGACCCGACCACTCAATGGTAGCAGGATTTTTCCACATAGCCCGGTAACGATGCCGACGATTGGCAACAAACTTCTTCACCGTATTGGAGAAGAGTAAGTGCTTTTCGTGGCTAGTTGAGGCGATAGTATCATCGACGTTGAGTACACCCACCTCGAACATCTCCGAGTTGAACTCGCTCTCCCCAGAGATATGGCCCGAGGCGTCGCAACCACCACCCATCAGTCTGGATACAATCTGAGTGCCCATGAGCGTCTTGCCCACTCCCACCGGACCGGCGATGAAGATCGCCTGACCTTGTGACTGCTTTCCCGACTTGGCGGATACGTAGAAGTGATGAAGCCACGCCAGGAAGTATTGGAGGGAATCGTGTGGATTGAAGAACCCGTCGAGGAACTTTGCGATCCAAGGGAATCCATCGCCCCACTTCTCACAGACTTCAATCCTAGGCTCTAAAACTTTTACCCGTGAGATATTGAGTACGGTACGACCACCCATGTAAACAACTTCCTCTTTGCTAAACAGGATTGGACCAGCATCGTCAACCCGTCGTGTTTCACGCACCCGCAAAACAGTTTGGTCGACCTCGCACATTCCACCACGTTGCATGGGAGCAAGAGACAGTCCGTAGATACCGGCAATATCCTTGCGGGTAGTCTCAGAGTCTGTGTCGCGCCAAATGCCACGACCATCCTGCCTCCAGTATCGCTTGCCATCAAAGTAATAGTTAGCAAGAGGCGCGCCCAAACGATCCTCCTCAAACTCTTTGACCCACCCCGCGCCAAGGATTTCAGCCCAGCTATAAAAACTCTTGTCCTGCGAGAAGCTGACGATTCCGGTCGGAGTAACCACGCAAGCAGTCGGGTTGTCTGAGGTCGCAGTCCAGAACGCGTTGGTTCTTCCGTTGACCTCAAGGTTACCGAGTAGTTTGTCTGGGTACATTTCATGTACGCGATTACGTACACGATCCATCGGGATCTCTACGGGCCCTTCCCCGCGGTACTTGTGGTCCGCGTCAATTGTCGACGCAAACCAGCTATACAGAGTCTCTGTCCTTAAAGGGACATCTCCCACTTTGGTCATCGGCAAGTACCAAGCATAGTACTGCTCGGGCTTAACATGATTGTCATCAAGCCCAGCAAACAAACGCTTTGCCCCCAGCTCTTTAGCAACTCTCTTTAAAAACGCTGGCAATAACCCAACTGGAATTTGCATGGGCGTTTCAAACATCCAAATAACCCGCGCACCCCCACTCGGAGTACGGTGAGCAAACATGGGTTTTAATCCAGCCTTGGCTTTGGCCCCAACTCCAGAGATAAACTCTTCAGATGTAAGTTCACAATCATAGTCCGCAATGAACGCATGCATCTTTGCCGGGGGGTTATCTCTGGTGACACGCATAGCCGCGGCACGACCTTCGAATCCGCTGACGAACATTCCGTCAGTTGAATTCTGAACGGCCCAACGTTTTGCAACTTCCGGCTCAAGACTCGGTGGTTGATTGACATTGCCATCCCAAGGTGTGCATGAACTGGCAATCGACGACGATAAGTTAGGTATCCGAAAGAGGTTCATTTTTTGTACCTCACTGCGTCGGTCGCTTCCGCACCGATTGGACACCCATCCAACCATTCGGGACAGACGCTCATGAGACGTTCAATCTCACCAGCAGGAACAGAATTGTCAACTTCGCAAACTGCCTCGTCGTGAATGTGCATAACAACAGGACATCCAGCTTTTTCTAAACGCAATACAGCCGCACCCATGACATCACGGGCTACAGCCTGGACAAGGTTCTCGCATAGTTTCCCACCATAGAATGGGATCTGCGGTCCGCCCCTTTCAACACTAGCCGTCCAAGCCGATTTCCTAGCTTTACCACTTTTGTCATACTTCTGCTTGTCCGGCCATTGCGACATAATGTTGCGATAAGTAAGAACTCGACCGCTAGGCAAGCCCACCTCGAATTGCTTATCTGCCTTTGCCCTCTGGAAGTCGCCCTCCAACTTCCTCCACAGATCCAAGATCGGTTGATTCCTAGTGCGGAAATCATTGACGATCATGTTCGACTTAGTTTCCGTCATGTCGATTCCGTATTGCATCCTGGCAATAAGAGCAAATTTCTTCGCCCCGGCACCATAGCCAAGGCCAAGAACCATCGCCTTTACCAGCTGATACAAGGGTGCGTCGACTTTCTTGAGGGTCGCTTTCTCTCCGTCCCATAATCCCATGTTCTTAGCCGCTGCCTCGTAGATGCCATAACCGTTCCTGATCGCGTCCAAGAGTCCTTCGTTACCAGACAACCAAGCAAGTACCCGCGGCTCGATCTGGGCCAAGTCACAGATAACAAACTTCTTGCCTGGCCGGGGTACGATGCAACCTCTAAGGTCTACCCCAAACATTTCATTACGAGGGAGGTTTTGAACGTTGAACTTTGAATCACCAGACCAACGGCCAGTGTGAGCACCCATGTATTTCAATCCGTAACTCATCGTTCCGTCCGGTTTGATTCTACTTTGCATGACTTTGAGCTTGGCCAGCAAAGAGTTTGCCTTACGCCAGTCACGCATAATCCCGACGAAAGGAACCTGCTCACCGTACTGGGATTCCCACAAAGCGCACTCCTCAGAGTTCTCCGCCAAGGACGTAGGCCATGGAATACCAGCCTTCGCACATTCCCTGCGGAATGCTTTCGTTGATAGAACTACTCCGTCCGTTTCATCAATCCAGGGCAATGAGTTCTCACTCTCCCAAGTAACTTTTTGAAGAGCTTTGATACCCGCGGAAACAGCATCTTGGTCGACCTGAATCCCACGCCACCCCATCTCAATAGTGTGTTTCGATAGCTCGGACTCCGCCGGAAGCATATCACTGGAGAACTTCTCATAAATACCAAGACATGCCTTGGCGTCCTGGCGAGCGTACTCCAATACTTCTTTTCCAAATTCAGTACCCTCGACATCGCTCCATTTCTTGGACTGCATCTTATCCCGCGGGTCTTTGTCGATAGTCCTACCAAGAAGTTCCCTGGAGGCACCCAACAAATTACGTGGGGCACCAACGGCAACCGAAAGGTTTGCAGTACAGTCCCAAGCTACAGGCTTGGATTGAACACATTCCTGTTCCCGCAACCTCTCGATTACCGCGCCGTCAAAGCTGTAGTTATGAGCCACCCACTTGTGGCCATCAAGCTTGGTCCACGGGGCTTTTTTAGGACAACCTACGTAGTCAACATCTGGCCCCTGAATGGCAACCATGTAGATGTCTGAAGCTGGGCTTCGCAAGTAATGCCACTGCCCAAGTGTTGTGATTGATGTCTCCTTGTCGTAATATGTTTCAAAGTCAATTGCATATGTATTCATTGTAATTTTTTTTGTTTTTTATTTGAGAACATTTCTTCAAAAACCACAAGACGCCCAAGCATATCAGACACCTGAGCTGTAGTTTCATCATAAGTGTTCGTTCCTTCTGCTTTTTTTCTTTTGTTTAATAATATCTCCAAGGCATGAAGAATAAGATCGGCTACTTCGGTTGGTCTTATCCCACCGTTAAGTAGTGCCGCATATTCAGCCTCGATTGCATCGCGATACTCACCCACGAATGGGTAAGGGATCACGGTGAATTGATCGGCCAGTTTTTCACTGGCAGGAGACATTAGCTTATGATATTTACCGAGCTCTTTTCAATAGGTTGAACGCCGCCCTCTGGCTCAATTAAACCTTTTTTCAAAAGATATTCCTCATCCATAGGGATAGATGTAGGAGCTCCATTTTTATCAACAATACGAGATTCCATGTCCGGAATTACCTGAGCCTGCTTTTCGTTTTTTCTAAAACCCTCTCCGCCAAGTAAACCGTTTAAAAGTTCTACGATATGAGGAAACAATCCAGCCAGCACATCTTTTTCAATTATGCAAGCCTTAGAGTCATTCGGAACCATTTCGACTGATATAGATTGTGTTTTATCATCTGATTTAATTTGTATTGCTAATTCAATCATTTTTTTTCTTCTTTCTGATGTGGTAGTAATTCGAGCACGGCTGACCTGACCTTGTGCCTGAACCCCGAGCATTCATCTTCAAGGTCTGCCATAGAGCCGAGGAGTTCCTGGCAGAACTCCCTCAGCCCTTCGTTCTCATTTTCTAACCGCCCATTCTCCTCCACAAGAGTAGAAGCGGTTTTATGGTTTGTTTCTGCCAGATCTGTTACACGTTTGTAAAACTGATGCACTCTATGAAGCTCTCTTTGCATGTGCTCGGGTTGTTTATTTATTGTGTCTGTATCAATGATTGCATCTAGGCTCATATGTTCGCCTCCCGGCTTAAAACAATGCGAGGTTCCTTGGTGTTCTTTAGACATAAAAATCCTTCCTTTAAAAGGTAATCCAATTCTGCAACAATCTCTTGAGCAAGTCTATCTTTTTCTAGAGCGTTTAGATTTTTCACTTGACACCTTACCTTTCTTTTTTGGCATGGTCGTGCTTTTTGTTTCTGTTTTAGGGGATTCCAAATAAGGAAACCCAGTTTTCTTCCAAACCCAATGAAATATCATTTTTGTTTTGCCTCTTTTCCTTTTTGAATTAACTCTAAATATTGTTGAGCATGCTCCTCATTTTCAAAGAATGAAATAGATGAGGCTCTATCTGTTTCTGGATCAGTTCCAAAAACAACGGAGTTAAACCAACGCTTACTAATCCAAACAAATACCCATAACAAAAATGAATCGATCATTCTATTTTCCCCCTTTTGCATTTAAACAATAGAAAGGCCGCCCTTACTAAGGCTCGTTCTAGGTGATCGATAGATGTCTCTCCCCCTAAATCCGGGTCTTGCCCATTACCATCAATCTGCATCATAGCTCTACAAATATGGCTAATTGCTCTATCGGAATTATAGCGACGAGAGTCCTTATAAAACCACTCGCCAAATGAACTCTTATCAGAACCTTTTTCCATAATTTTAGTGACAGTAGTGAAGGCTTCCGAAGCCACTTCATGAATTGAAGGTGGAACTATTTTGTTTTGATCCATACACCCTTTACTTGCGTTACATTTTGAAATTTTGATTCGAGCAGTTCAGAAAAAAACTTAACCATTTGGCGGAGGACGTCCGGTGTTTCACGCGGCAGGACACACCTAACCTGTCGACGCCTCTCGCGTCGCACCATGCCGGAACGTCTCCCCTTTTTCATCTACTTAGATCAAGCTGGAGGCCCAAGCCTGGAACTCGTCATTGTTCGTTCCAGCCAACTTAAACGTGGGTGTAAACCAGCTACCCATCGTGTTGGTATTTAGCTTGCTACTCACTTGATACCGACCCTTGGTCAATCCGCCACGAAGGACGGTTTGACTGTCGGTCAGCAACTGACGACCCGCTCCGCGATACGCACTCTTAGTGAGATTGTACTGCGCCAGCGCGTAGCTCTTTTTATCCGGTCCCTCAAGAGAGAAGATCGGATTCTTATCTTTTGGCTCTGCAACCAAAAGGGTTAGGACAAGGAATGGAATATACCGATCCACATCCTCGGACTCTGAAATATCCAAAGTTCCACCCGCGGCTTCCACCTCGGCTTGCGAGGCAAAAATCTTTGGGATGACATCCGTCCCATAAGGGATTTCCTGGATGTATTTCTTTTGGATGTGAGTAATGATGGCCTCCATCGCGGAGTCCTTGCTACCTACAACCATTTCTTTGTTGAACACAAAAGAACCTGGTTGGAAGTTATTACTGAGGTTACCTGTCTTGCCGACAAGGTTGATCCTCGGGATGAGGAAGTCGGAAGCTTTAAACTCTCCGTCCACCCCAGCGTTACGGTTGGTGATGGAAGGAGACCTGCTCCCAGCCACAACCAATGCTTTATCTTCGGTTGCCTCCACGGCTTCCTTATCTTTCTTACTGAATGATGTTTTCATTTTATTTGTTTTATCTCTTTTATTTCTTTATTTTTTCTTAGTTGATAAGATGGCTCACCACGCGTCATTGCTTCAGCAGCGATGAGGTCATCTTCCAGTTGTTCTTTCGCCACGGTCTTCTGACCGCGAGGCGCCTTGGCCGCAACTAGATCGGCCAAATCTGTGAACTTAATCTCGCACGCGGAGCTAAACTCCTCGGGAGTAAGTTTACCCTTCACCAAATCCCAAGCTTTTTCAGAGTCTTTGATTTCCCTTCGGCCCTGGATTTCCTTCAATCCATAACCCGGGATTTCACCACCCTCTTTAGCAAATTCTAAATTATGTTTACGAACGCTGGAACACCAAGCCTCCATAACCATTGCAATACGCTGGGCTTGCGCTCTACGTTCAGGAGTGGACAACTGGCTAGGTTGAAATAGTTCTGGCAACTGTGCGTCGTGAGCCATGTCATAAGCTTTAACAATCTGCATAGTGGCTCCGTGGACTGCTGGACAGTCTGCTAGTTTGTGACAGTAAACGCACTGATCTCCAGGCGTATAGTCGGTTTCGGTGTGATTTTTGCATTTGTCGATGATTCCCTTTATTCGTTTGTGTATTTTTTGGTAGTCACCCTCACGGGTGAATGTGTGAGTGAAGATAAGATCTAGACGGGGCTGTAAAATATGTACAGTAACTTCTTTAATATAATCGTGTTTATCAAAAACACCGAGAGTATAAGCCCACATTTGAGCGTTATGCTCTGCATCGTCCACGGGATTAAAACCAAATTTATAATCAACAAGATGAGCTTTATCCCCACGAATCATCAATCGATCAACAAAACCCCATTGATCAAAAACCTCTAGCTTAATTTCTTTGAGGTCAAGCATCGGTAGCTAACTCCGCTCGCAAACGTTCAATGTAATCTAAACATTTCATTACGAGTTTGGTTTCGTCGGCATTCAAATCTTCAAAGTCGCTCATTTCACAAGCGTGATGCATAGCAGTTCCACGTTGTGTCACTATGTGAACCTCCCCGTCCCGTTTAGGTTCATATCCCGGACATAATTCCCGGCTCTTTAGAGTGCTCGGGCTGTATCTTGCGTGTTGCGTATCCATCAGCGTGCCGTGGATTGTGACTCTAAAAACGTAATCGTCAAGTGCTAATTGTGCGTGATTAAATCACCGTCATTCAGTAAATCAATATTCCGAAGTTTTGTTTTGACTGATTTACTTACTTCCTCTTCAACTGAGTTAGCAGCGAATAGGATGTATTGTAGCGCGGGAGTTTTAGCTCCCGTGCGGTGAATACGACCGAGAGCTTGCTTGAGATCCACGGCAGAATACGTAGGACTAATAAGAGAAACCCTTGGTCTTCCATGAAGATCGTGAAGACTTACGCCCACACCACCGGCTGCAATTTGGCAGATGATCAAATATGATTTATTTGCCTGGAAAGAAGCAATGGCCGACTCTCTTTCTTCGGTTGTTTGGTCGCCGAGAATATAAACTGGTTTATGTTTTTTCATTCTTTCCCCGATAGCATCGAGCGTCTGTCTAAAGTTTACAAAACAAACAATGCTCTTACCTTCCTCGATAAACTCTTCCGCCATTTCCGTAATGACTGGCACTCGGAGCAATTCAATTTCCTGCCTCATTCGCAACCGTTTTGTCAACGGATTCTCTGGATCTATATCAGCACGAGACCGATCCTTCAGCTCTAAAATTTCCTCTTCAACCTTCTGGTAAAGCTCACCTATCTTGGGTGAAATATCTAATACCTCTGCGTTAACCTGGTTACTTGGGAAAGCATCCCCCAACTCGCTGATACGCACCCGAACTCCTTTAGCTGGAAATATCTTCGAGTGGATGTCAGTCAACACACGCTTACCTCCGCGGAACGTCATTCCTCCCCACGGAGCCTTGACTACACCGTTCTTATGTAGCCATTTAAAATAATCAACCCCATTGTGTAGACCGAGAAGTCGACCAGTAAAACGCATATCCATAGGACTCCCCGCGGCAGTAGCAGACAGCATGAGAACGTTCGACCCAGCCGCGGCTTCTAGCATCGCCCCGTTCTGTGATTTGTAACTCTTACAGCGATGAACCTCGTCGAAGATATAGAGGAAGGTTTTGCCCTTATGCCTCCAATCCCATTGTTTGTTCCCGAGCTTTTTTATAAATTCGGTATTTCCAGTTCGAAGTTTTTCATAGTTTAAAACAAATTTAGGTTGGAGCCCAAAAGTGCTACACCAATTTTTCCAGGCTGGAAGTACAATCTTGGGGGCGATGATGGCGAACTCAAAACCAAGTTCTTTTGCCACAGCGCAAGCCGTGACAGTTTTTCCGGTACCAGTATCAGAGCAATCCAGCGCGATCGAGTGGTTCCGAATTGCTTGAAGTATAATACTTTTTGATTTCTCCTGCCACGGGTGCAGTTGAACAAGCGTCTGAATGCTTTTCACGAACTAGTTTAAGCCAATCTTCCGCAACCATCGTAACAAGCCACGCGCACTTGTTTTTTCTATGGGCCACCACTGGCACACTCTTGCCACTGTCTCGTTTGGCCTGTTCCATAGCTTTGTTAATGTTGAGGGCCTCAACCCGCTTGACCTCAAAGTGAAATGGGAGGTTGCTGACAACGTCGGGTGATTCCGGACTCCCGGAAAACTGCCGACCACGGCGCGCTTCGAAGCCCTTCGCCTTGAGGACGTCGCGCCACTCACGCTCTCCGACTTTGCCTTTTGTACAACTGTTCATTTTTTAGGGGTATGTTCATCGTGCTGGGTAGAGTGAACTCAAATTGACAACTGTCAAGTAATTATGCAGAGTGGTCCCTTGTCTATAGAAAAATATGGAAAGTCCTGGCCAGACGGAGCCGGAGACCTCGACATTGAATTATTGGCCTTCAAAATGGGATTGAAGCCCGAAGACGGAGGCTTGGGCAAAGCTCAGCATTTTAAGAATATAGTAAATCTTCTTTGGCCCTACCATAAAACAAAAAGCAAGAATGGTTTTCACTGGCATCCTTGGGCGGAGTGGATGATTGAACGAGCTTGCGAGGAAAATTATTTGGCCATTTCCGGGCCAAAGTCTTCCGCAAAAACTTCGACAATGGCTATGTGGGGGTTAGTAAATTGGCTTTGCGCCCCGCATGAAACTCTCGTGCTTGTAACAACTACCAGCGTTCGAGAAGCTCGTAAACGATTATGGGGTTCTATCCGCGAGAGGTATATGCAGGTTCCAGGACTTCCTGGAAAGTTGGTAGACTCCATGGGAAAGATCGTTCTCGACGTATCCGAATCCGGCGAAGCATCAGATCGTTCATCAATTACCCTAGTTCCCTCAAGCCCAGACAAAGAAAAAGAGGCCACGGCGAAACTTATTGGGTTAAAGAACAAGAGAGTGTTTCTGATTATCGACGAGGCAACGGACGTTACTAATTCCGTTTTTGAAGCTATCTCCAATCTTAATGCGAATCCCCACTTCCAATGCGTTGCTCTAGGAAACTTTAATTCTCAATATGATCCGTTCGGAGTATTTTCGACACCCAAAGACGGATGGAATTCTATTACAGTCGATGCCGAGGAATGGGAAACAAAAACGGGGAAGTGTATTCACCTTGACGGATTAAAAACACCAAACATTGAACACGACGACAAATGGCCTTTTTTATTAACCTCCAAGCAGGTTAAGTACGCGATTGATAACGAAGGCGAGAACTCCCTGTCTTTCTGGAGATTTATACGGAGCTTCCCCGCACCCGTTGGCGCGGAGGAAGGCATATATTCAGAAGCCGACTTCAGGAAGTATGATGTCACTAAAGAGCCAAGATGGTCTCAGCCCCCTCTTTACCTGGCCGGATTTGACCCCGCGTTTACCAATGGGGGAGATAGATCTGTGTTAGCCATTCTTAAGTACGGCCAAACCGAAGAGTCTGGTCCGGCGGTCGCATTACATAAATTTCACAATCTTCGTGAAGACGTAACTAAAGCAGAGCCCCGCAACTTTCAAATTGCTAAAGAAGTCATGCGAGTCTGCCAAGAGTCCGGCGTGCCCCCCGAAAGATTGGCTATAGACGCCACCGGAGCGGGAGACCCTTTTTGCGACATTTTATCTGAAATATGGTCAAACCGAGTTTTACGAATCAAGTTTGGTGAAAAAGCCTCAACACTTCCCGTCAGTATAACCAACCCTATTCGCGGCTTAGACAAGTATACCAATCGAGTTACAGAACTTTGGTTTTCCGGCGTGGAGTACATGAGGTCGGGGCAGTTGAGGGGAATTGTACCAGATCTTGCAAAAGAAATGACTGGCAGGAAATACAATACTACAGCGGGGGGTAAAGTAACAGTTGAACCCAAGAGAGATTATAAATTACGTTTAGGTAAGTCGCCCGATTTAGCAGATGCCTTCTTTCTCGGCCTAGACCTAGCCAGACAAAAACTTGGTATCTCAGCGGGCTCTCTAGTTGGCGGTAAACTTCGATCGTCTTGGCAGGCGCAGGCTAAGAAGCTGGACGCGGCCGTATCGGAATCCTCCTTTTTGAATTCTTAAAAAGGATGATTGACAGGAATATTGGCTTCCCCCATACTAGTCGGACTTGTGGAACCCAAATATAACACAAATTCCGTTCCTGACGATGACCTAAAAACGCTATCCGAAAACGGAAAAGCACCAAAAACTAGAATTACCGACCAGAGCGGACTTTTCTCCATATATCAACAGTTATACTTGGCGGACGAACAGGGAGCCCGTGATCGCGCCCGCATTATGGATATGTTTGACGGGGCCGCTCCTTATGATCCCGTTGTACTTCGTAGACTCGGCCAAAGTTATAGAGCCAATCTGAATTTTGGCGAAGCCGGGGCAGACCTTGAAAAAGCCTTAACTTCGTATAACGATTTGGTTACTTCCGTCGATCGACTGGTTAATATTAAAACTAGATTTGGCGATGAAAGCCAGCGTGAAGAGTATGCTTCTATAATTGCAGAAGAGTTCACACGTCTTGTGACAAAGGATTGGCCAAGCTTTTATTTTAAACAGCAGTTGCTTTCCTATTATTTTGTATCTCAAGGTCTAGGTATCGCTTACTTTGAAGATGAGCGGAACTGGCAGTGGACCGTTTGCCCAATCGGAGATTTCTTCATTCCCCGCGGAACCCCCGCTACGGAAGACAAAGTAGAGTTTGCTGCTATTCGAAGAATTTATTTAGTTCACGAACTTTACCAATATATCGAAAATCCAAAAATTGCAGAACAAGCCGGTTGGAATGTAGACGCAGTGAGAGACGCAATCCGCAATGCCACCACAACCTTCCCCTCCGACGGTCTCAACTGGGAAGAATTGCAAAGGCAGTTGAAGTCAAACGACCTTTATTTTGCCCACGTTCGGGCAAAAGAAGTTCACGTCGTCCACTATTACGTAAGAGAATTTGATGGGTCTTATTCTCACGCGATTGGACTTCGCAACGGTTCCGGCGATTTTCTATTTAAAAAACTTCATAGATTTAAGTCTGCTTCGGAGGCTTTCCATATCTTTACTTACGGTGTTGGAAACGGTCTTTATCATTCAATTCGAGGTTTAGGTTATAAGATTTTCCCGCACATTCAGATGACCAATCGCTTGCGTTGCGCAATGGCAGACGGAGCCATGTTGCAGACTTCAGTTCTTTTACAGCCTCAAAGCGCCGAGGACGTATCCAAGATGACAATGGCCTACTCCGGACCCCTGTCCTTCCTTCCTCCAGGATTAAATGTTGTGCAGACGCAGTACCCAAACTTGGCTGCAAATGTTCAGCCCATCGTAGACGAAATGGCAATGGTTCGTCAGAGCAATACCGGCTCCTATCGCACTCAAATGACTGCTCCCACTGGGAATCCTCGCACGGCGACCGAAGTAGAGGCTCAAGTAGCCAACGAAGCAATCCTCACCACGAATTCTATGAATTTGTTTTATGTTCCTTGGGGACGTTTGCTTCGCGAGCAGTTTAGGAGACTCCAACGCGATACATGGGTTCCCGGGGAAGAAGGATCTGCTGAAGCCAAAAAATTCCGTAGCAGGCTTGAGGAACGTGGCGTTCCGTGGGAGGCAGTCAAAGCTGTCTATGATGTTGACGCTGTAAAAGCAGTTGGACTCGGGTCTCCCGCAGCCCGCTTGTCCGCTTTTAACGAGTTCATGCAGATGCTGCCCAGATTTGATGAACTTGGCCAGATCAATGCAATTCGTGATCGCGTGGCCGCCCGCGTTGGTTACGATCAGGTTGACCGCTATCTACCCAATCCAAATGTTAAGAATCGTATTCCTGCCGACGCCAAGATTGCAGAACTTGAAAATGGTTCGATGCAAGCCGGCAGACAAGTAACAGTAATGCCTAATGAAAACCATGCGATTCATTTGGCCGTTCATTTGAAAGAAACTCAACCCATTGTTCAGGCTGTTCAGAATAACCAGATTCAGGATAAGCAAGCGACCATGATGTTCCTCACTATGATATACGAGCACTCGAATGAGCATCTAGTCAAGATTGTTGATGACAAAACAAAACAACAGGAAATTGGCCAAGCTAAACTCGCCATGAATCTTTTACGTGAAGCCGTTGTGAATTTACAGAGGGACGTCGAGCAGGATATCCGAGTCGCCAACGAACAACAACAGCAAGCCGCTTTAGAGCAAGGTCAAGTGCAAGGTATCTCGCCCCAGATGCAGATGAAAATGCAGGAGCATCAACTCGACATGCAACTCAAGCAAGAGAGAGCACAGCTCGACGCTCGTTTTAAAGAAGCGGAATTAAAACAAAAATTAGCTTTACAAGACGCGCAAGCCGCAGCTAATCTCCGTACTGCGATGAGTACACCCAACGCGCCAAAAGCATGACGTTAAACGATTGGAATAAACGAGCCGATCTCAAGAACGCTTGGAAAGTCTTCTGCAAATCAGAAGCCGGTGAATCTTTGATACAAGTCCTATTAAATTTAGGCATCCCATCCGCAACTCTTCCTCCCCCAAATGTCGATTTTATTGATTGGAACGCGACTCTAAATGCTCGAAGAGAAGGTTACTTTGAGGCAATACGTGTACTGTCAACACTGTCAGAAGAACCAGGTGAGCCTTCAAACTTGCCAGAACCTTGGGAAACCAAAATAGAAGAAACAAATCAGTAATAAGGAAAATAAACTATGAGTGAAACAGCGACCGCAGAACCCACAGCAACCGCAACGGAATCGAATAATATTAATTTTGCTGACGCATTTGACGCCGGATTTGAAGCTCTAGATAAAGCTCCCGTAGCAGAGGCTCTCGTAGCAGAAGCTCCTGTTGCAACCGCTGTAACGGCCCCAGCTGAGATCGCGAAACCCGTTGAGGTGGCCAAGACCGACGCTTCCTCCACAACCAATCCTTTGGATATTTTGACTCGGCGGATGACTGGACAGGAAGAAGTCACAAAGACAGAGGTTGTTTCCGATGAATTGGATATTAAAGCTCCAGAAAATCTTAAGCCAGAGGCTCAGACAGCTTGGGCCCGCCTGACCAAAGATTTGCGCGAAGCCCGCACAAAATTAAAAGAAATGGAAGAAAAAGTTTCTGATGCCCCGACTAATTCGGTGGAGCAGATTGACTTGCAGAATCAGTTAAACACTCTCAAACAGGAGCGAGATGAGTATGAGAATGAGTTGAAGTTCTCCAGGCTGGAATCCACCAAGGAATACAAGCAGGCAGTTACTGAGCCCCTGAACGGCATTCAGAAAGAGGTTTCCGATATCAGCAAGCTTTACGAGGGAGTTGATCCCCGGAATATCTACGCCGCAATGGTTGAGCCAGATCCCGCCAAACGTCGCGCCCTGCTAAAAGAAGCTACAAGTGCATTCGATCCAGTAGATTCCTTGGCCATTCGAAGCAAGGCAGAGGAACTTCAAAAAGTATTTGAAAGACGAGAAGTTCTAACTAAAGATGTTAATACCGTATTGCAGATGATTCAAGCCGAAGAGCAGAAAGAGGCAACAGCTTTTCAGAAAAGAATGGAGACAGAGGTTAAAACTGCTTATGATTCTGAGTGGCAAAACCTCCAAAAAGAAAATGCCCTGTTGCGTCCTATCGAGGGGAATGAAACTTGGAATAGCGCTCTAAACAATATTCAACAACAGGCCATGCAGATTGAGAACACTGAGCTTGACCCCCGGGCTAAAGCCAAGTTGACCTTTAATGCGGCAGCTATGCCCCTGGTTATGAACGTATTCCAAGATTATGTGGCCAAGACCCAGACTCGCATTTCTGAGCTGGAGAAGCTCACTAAAGAGCTTCGATCTACGATTCCTTCATCTGGGGGAGCGAAAGGTGGCGGAGTGGAAGTTCCGGCTGATGTCAGCTTTGTTGAAGCCCTTGAACGAGGAATGAAATAAATTTGTTAAAGCTATTGACACGTTCCATCCGGTTGATACTTTTAACTAGTTCAGTGCAGGTATAAAGATTGAGATCCTTACTGAATAAGACCTATAAAGATTGAGATGGTCTAGCAGAATTCGGGCATTAAAAGCTCTGGGATGCCGCCAGGGAAAAGTTTTGAAGATATAGTGAAACTGGATAGCCCCGATAGGGACTGGCAGAATCATTATAAATCATAACCTACCCTTTGCGCGAGCGGGGAAGGTTGAAAGGAAATAATACTAATATGGCTACGACTTATGAAATCCAGCAGTTGCTGGTTAAAGAAGCTGGGCGTATCGGACCGGAGATTTATCGCCGGACCGTTGATACTTCCGCCTGGCTCAAACTCACTAAACAGGAACAATTCCCCGAAGAGATGGGCGATGTGATCAGTTCGGTCACGTTCGAACGTTTCTACCCCTCCAGCAGCATCGCTGCCTCTACCGCCAACGGTTATACCGCTGGTGATATCACCGGAGACGCTGGATTCGGATGGCGTACCCTCGGATCGAATCCGATTGATCAGACCTACACCGGGTTCAATCCTTACACCCAGACCATCTCGGGTGGAAGCCAACCCCCCGTGTCTTCGAGCTCACCCTCGTCAACGGCTGGAAACGCACTCCCCATCCCCCTCACTGGCGTTACTTTCGGACAAAAGCTCCGTCAGTACAGCTTGAAGTGGGCCTCGGTTGATTCCCCTGATATCGCCCTGGAAGATTTGCGCTTTGCCGTTAAACGCAAAGAACAGCTCTCCAACATCATGGATGTCCTCTCTGAGTCGACCTCCTTGGTTTGGCAGGACCGTTATCGGCAGTTGTACACCGAGCAGGTTGCGGCTGAAGGTAACCTCGTTATCCCCAGCGCTTCCACGATTGGTATTCTCCCCGTCAACTCGACTGGGTCGAATGGTTTCAGCATCAGCGTGACTGACTTGGTTGGTGTTTACAGTGCGGTTACGGCCGGAACTGGAACCGCCGCCTCCGGCGCGTTTGCCGCTAACGCTCTGCCTCAGAGCCAGCTGACACAAGGTATCCTGAAACGGTTGTACATGAAGCTGATTCGCGACGGCGCGGGCACGCAAGCCATGGGCCGTGAAAACGGAGCCCCTGTGTTCATGCTCATCTGCGGTGCCGAAACCAGCGAAAACCTGATCCGGTTGAATGCCGACATTCGCCAGGATTACCGGTATGCCAAACCGAATGAATTGCTCACGCCTCTCGGCATCGAGCGTTCTTACGGTGGTTTCTACCACTCCATCGACCCGTATCCTCCACGCTTCAACGTGTTTGATACGACCAATGACAAGCTCATCCGCGTGTTCCCCTTCCGCAGGGAGACCACGACCAAGGGTACGGCTTACAACATTAACCCTGCTTACGAGACGGCTTCCTACGAAGTTAGCTACATCTTCCACCAAGATGTTATGCGCTCCGTGGTTCCTAGCCCGATCGCCGTTGGTAACAAGATGGGCTTTAACGCTCAGAATTACCGCGGTGAGTTCAAGTGGGTCAACATCCTTGATCGGCAGTTCAATCCGGACGGCAATGTCGGATACTTCCGCGGTGTTGTGGCCAGTGGCGCTCGGCCCGTGTTCCCGCAGTATGGCTATGTCATCCTGCACACACGGCCTGCCATCAGCCTTGACTACGTTAGCTAATTGAAGAAAGGAGAACTCTAAATGAGCTTTCCCCTTCAAACGCGTTCCCAAGACAATGTCTTGGCTGCCCAAGTTCGTGGTGTGTTGAATAACGGCCCAGAGTGGACATCCACTTTGACCGGCTCTTCAGCCACAACGAGTCTGACGGCAATCATTGACTCAACAGGTGGTACGGCTGCCAACACTATTGCTGCAATCACTGCTCCGGCTGCGAATGCGACTACGTCGCTCACAGACGACATGACCGCAGTTAAAAATGGTTTGGCCTCTGTTTCTGCAAAGGTTAATACTATTTTAACCTTGTTGCGTAATCTGAATGCCTAAATAATTAATCGATCCCCCCAAGGTTCTATCCCTTGGGGGGATCACACTATTTTCTAAAGAAAGACATTTAATATGAAAAACATATCGTTCCCCGTACCTAAAGGCTTTACACCTCCGGAAGGTGTTGCTGAAGGCGATTCGTTCGACTTCATGGCCAGTGGTTATTTTAAAGGCCCCAAAATGTACCTAACATCAGTAGAAGGCGTCGAGATTTCTCCAGCCAAAAAAGCTGAAGTTGAAGTCGAAGAGGAAACTTCTTCTCCTGAAATGGGTATGGTTGAGGCTGTCGAGCAAGGCATGGCGTAAGGCCGTGGATAAGCTGATCCTGGCTGTGGTCAAGCAAGCTTGGAACGACCTCCAAGATCTTGAAGCCGGGAAGCCGCCATCCAGACCCAAAGCCTGTTTTGAGAGGGAATCGTTCGAGATGTGTTTTGAACTATTCTTGCCTTTGCTGGGTGTTGAGAGCTATACTGCCAATAAGATGAAATCACGGTTATACCCCACCCTCGATAGGATATTTAGCCATGGAAAATGAACATCTACTTACCCTTGTCGAGCGCACCGCCCGCATGGACGAGAAGCTTGATTCCTTGCTCGATGACCGCGATAAACATGACCAGCGGATCGGTAAGGTTGAGAAGCATATCCACATGGGTTATGGAGTCGTAGCGGTTATGACATTTATGATTTCTACATTTGCCGAATTCTTTTGGTCAAAGATTTTTGGCAAACATAGTTGACAATTAAAAATAAGACCACACAATAGGAGTACTTTATGGATTCAATTCGCAACCCTTTCTTTGCTTCTGCTGTAGCAACTGTCGACCGCGTTTTGGCCGCTCAAGTCAATTCTATTTTTAGCACTCAAATTCTAAATAATTTAAAGCCATCAGATATTGGTGCGGCAGCAGGTACTCGCCGAATGATGTTTTGGAAAAATCTTGACTTAACCGCAGCCTCATCTCCCTTATATACAGTTTTTCCGACGCCAGTAGATGAGTACGGAGCTACCTTTACCTCCATCCCCCAGTTTTCTGTTGTCACAGAGTTCGGATGCCGAATTAAAGCTATTAGCGGCACCGAAACAGTTCCTCTTCAGCTAAAAGTATTTAAAGCAGGAATCACTATTGACGCGGTGACTATAGCCATAGCATCCAATCAATTGTCTAACACTTTAACCGTAGACGTTGATGGTAGCACAACAAGCTCAACTGTTTTTACGGCAGGACAGCAGTTGACTCAAAATAAATCTGGGATATTGCCTAACACTATTCCCCAATTAGCAGTAATTGTGGCTAACGCCGGGAACACAACTCTAACCGCTGACGTGTGGGCTGGCTACGTTGTGCTACCCGATTAGTATAGGAGAATTATATGCCAACTTTTTTTGATGAAAATTTAGCTACTAGCGTTACCCCCACAGATGCCGGGCTCGTATCCCTTGGCCAACGTGGGTTTATTTACACAGCGGACACAAACTTAGTTGAGGGTAATTTCGCCGCCATTCAGATTATTGCTGATACAGTTTTCTCAGCTTTGACTGCTTTAAATTCTACAGTCGGCGGTTTAGTAGGTGTAACCCTTACCGCCGGCACTATTATTTACGGCCCGTTTACTAGCTACGACCTCACCTCTGGAAAAGTAATCGCCTACAAGGCAGGATAAATAGCCATGCCGAAACTCGGCTTAGGTTTATTTTTTTCGCGTAAAGCTAGCTCCAGTTCTGGGCCCGACCCGGATGCGTTAGCTTATATCAACGCAGTTGAAACTGCTGACGGTCAAGCTCTAGAAGCTGAGGTAAAAACAGCCATTATTAATTTTGTAGTTGGATGCAAGGCAGACGGGAATTGGAATTTTCTTGTTGCTTCCTGTATTCTGTGCGGGGCGAGAACGCTAGCTGGGGCGTTGGTTCCCTTAAGAGGCAACGCCCCCCTTAATGTTAAATTTTTAACGGGAAACTATGACCGTAAAGCTGGGTTGACGTCAGATGGTGGGGCAACTGGTCTTCTTACTGGCTACAATAATTCCAATACGGCGGATTTCCCCCTAACCAATTGCCACCTGTCTTATTTTATAACTATGCTTCAAGTCGATACTTCTGGCGTCGTCGTGGGTGGCCCACCTCTTTCAGGATTTAATTATATGTCACTCTCGTATTCAAGCGCAGTCAACATAAATACAAGAATAAGGGGCAATACCAATCAAGCCTTACATCAGTTAGGTTTTGTTGGGGCCTCTAGGGGTTTTTTAACGACTTTCATTAGAAGAATTGGCGGAGTAAGCACTCAACTAGCAAATACGGTTTCTGGAAACGCGTCAGCTGCTCAGCTTGGCGTATTTGCGTGTCAAGGGGGCACTTCGACTACGATATCCAGTCTCGCTGCGATACGTTTAGCTTTTTATTCGCTCGGTAAAGATGTAAATTTAGAGTTGCTAGACTCCAGGGTAACTGATTTATACGAAGAAATAAATTCTGCAATCCCACAGTTTGGATTTTTGGTTAGCCGAATTAACACAATTCGAGTGACGTCAAACGAATCTGCGTACTTTAGGGTTTTGACGAAAGTTGAAGGTACATCCAGCTTTGAGTATAATTTAACAGATGGTACCAAAGAGCGAATTGCGTATGGCCTCGATAACCCCGGCCTATGGGGGTTCAATATAGCCGGAGCTACAATTGCTAGTAGCAATTCTAGTGGGCCACTTTCCGTACCCCCCTCTGGATGGTCCGGTAGGAATCTTTCGATTATAGCTGGCTTTACCCCCGATCGATTAAGTGTAACGGGAAATGCTCTGGGTAATGGGCCTTATTTTGTCGCAAGAACTGGCTTTCAAATATCTTCACTTGGGCCCAGATTAAAACTTTCCAGTGGCACCGCTCCCCTTGTTACCGCTAACGGTGTTAGCTATGTTAAATACAGCGAGGTCCAAAATAGTGGCCTGATAATGTTAGCCCCCTCTATGGATTTGAGAGACAATTCTGGGGAAGTTTTATTTGGTACTTCAACTTCGGCTTCTTGGAGGCTCGTTCAATTCACCTTTAACTCCTTTACTAGCCTCTTTGAATTTAACACTATTAATACTACTAATATCTCGTCCGATCCAAATGTAGTTCCAACCGGTTCAGGGTGGTTTAACTTCCCAATGACAGTCGTCGCTGGAGCTGACGGAATTCCAGGAACCACTAATGATCTAACAATTTCTGGATTTGGCACGTCTAGAGACGGTGTTTATACGACGTCTGACGGAGGCTTATCTTGGGACAATCCAAGCCAACCTCAATTTTCATTAGTTTCACCAGCAAAGTTTGGAACTTCAACTTGGCGTTTCTGGGATAATAATAGTTCGGCATCAGCCAATCCCACAAATCCAGCAGCAGATCAAAACTTTATACCCACTACTGGTTGGACTAACCCCAGCATCACCATCGCCGCCGCTCCCGCCATCACCACCTCGAGAGCTTTTAATTCTTCGGGCGATCAAGTTGGTTCAACACAAACGGGCCCCATACAAGGTCTTTGGGTACAACAGAATACCACTGTAACTTCTGTTGTCTTTGCAAACGACAGGAGCGTAACGTCGATAGGAAGCAGTGCGTTCTTTAGTTGCACTAACCTAGCCGAGGCCCGCATTCCTTTTGGCGTAACTAGCGTTGGGAGCTCTACGTTCGAAGGCTGTTTCTCGCTAAACAACATTAACATCCCCTCAAGCGTAACTAGCCTTGGGAGTTACGCGTTCTATGGTTGCAATATCCCAACCAGTGTCACCATCCCTAGCTCCGTAAATAATATTGAGAATTATGCGTTTGGTGAATGCTCTAGCCTAGCTACAATTCTTTGCTATGTTGCGCCATCAGCTTTTATAGGCAGTGTTGGAAGTAATGCACTTGAAGGCACCGCCTCGCCATTAACTATCCGAGTGCCGGCTTCGGGAGCAGTTAGCAATGCTTGGACGGCCGGGGCACAGGCTTTCCAAGGAAATCCAAATGTCATAGTTATAAAGAACTTGTAGAAATCCTTATTTTAATTCACACTCCTTGTATGTCTAAAACTATTCACTTCGTCTCTGGCCTGCCGAGGGCAGGGTCAACCTTACTAATGAACTTGCTCGCACAAAATCCCAAAGTTCATTCAACAGCCACCAGCGGCTTGCACGAAATTGGATACATAGCGAGACAGTTTTATAGCACCGAAGAGTTTAAAACCATCCCCAACCCCAAAGATGGCGAGACTTTGTTTTATGACTATGTGAAGGGCGGTTGCGAGAACGCTTTTAACAGGCTAACCGACCGGCCCATTGTAGTCGACAAATGCCGCTCTTGGGTTGGGCATTTGGACATGCTTTTTGCTATTTGGCCTAACGCTAAAGTGCTAGTGCCAGTTCGTGATATGCGTGGCATCCTCTCTTCTCTTGAAAAGAAATGGCGAAAGCATCCATTTCCTTTGACTGGAATTGAAAAACAAAATCCGCAAAACTGGACAACAATAGAGAAGAGAGCACAGGGATGGCTCAACATACCTCCACTTGGTATTGCCGTAGAAAGATTGTCGGACGCAGTAAAGAGGTACAAGGACAAACTACACTTTGTTCACTTTGAATCTTTGACCGAAGAACCCAAAGAAACTATGGACGCTATTTGGAAGTATTTAGAACTAGAATCCCCCGACCACGATTTTAATAGTGTGGAACAATACACCACAGAACACGAACTAGGCTGGCCTTACGGCGATCACACTATCCGTAATAAAGTTGAGCCATTGAAAAAAGATTGGGACGATGTATTGGGCAAGGAATTTTCTCGTCAGATTGCAGAGTCCTTTAAGTGGATTAAGGAACTATAATGCCCCTCCTTTTCCTTCTTGTTCTCTTAACTTTAACGTCCTGCGCCTCTACGAAATATAGTTCTTCTGGCTCATTGACTCTTCAGGCCACAACTGCTTCCGTATTGAAGGCGCAGTCCATAGCTCGTTCTATCCCAGCCTGTAAACCGGTAGCAGATGAGTTAGACAACACCAAAGACCAGATCCTAAAGCTTCAATCTCAGGTCGACAAGAACTTCAAAGAACGTTCGGAGATGGCCGAAAGGCTTGAGTACCTTGAAGCCAAGTACAGCAAAGCGGTTGGCATGCTCTGGAAATGGCGTTTGATTGGTATCGGTGGTATGCTTCTTTTGCCCGCATTTTTGGCCTTGCGTAATCTGTTTCCTATTCTTAAACTCTTTTAAGTGAAAAAGTGGCTAAAAGACAACGCACAAGGTCTTGGGGCCTTGGCATGTAGCGTGGTTTTATTTCTTGCTTTAGGCCCCATCCTTCAGAATATTTCCCCCGGCGCGGGTGTTGTGGATCTTGGTGCCCTACACGTAGTGCTCTTTTCGGCAGTTAAGCTTTTCTTTGCGGTGTCATTAGCTTGGCTAATAATCAATTTAGAGTTTAAATTTCTTGATGACTACATAGATAACAATACCTTGGGAGACGATTGGCGGGAGTTAGGCGGGCAGACTCGGGCGACTCTTTTGATCGCCGTGTTCCTCGGGCTCGTCCTGGCTTTCGCCTTGTTATGCGGATAATCTATGCGCTGGCTTTGGCATCTTTATCTTTGCTGGGTTCCGGAGAGGGAATTGCTCAGGGAATCCTACCGACGCGAGGAGCAAGAGTGGAAAGACTTATGGAAGTTGCCCGAGATACAATCGGGTGGAAAGAAGAGCGGGGGAACTCCGGGCCCCTGGTGGACAAGATCCTAGCCTCAGTAGGGCTAGAAGGAACAAGGGCTCCCTGGTGCGCGGCCTGGGTGGTATACATAGGCGATGAAGCGTTCGGCAAGAAAGAGAACCCGTTCCCGAGATCTGCTTGGAGCCCAGATTTCGTTAAAAGTCCTACATGGGACAGAGGTCGCGGAAAGAAGCCAGATCGAGCCGATGCCTTTGGGATTTATTTTCAAAGTCTTAAACGCGTGGCTCATACGGGTATCATCGAAAAAGTCGAAGGAAAATGGGCTGTAACGATAGAGGGTAATACAAACGACGATGGTAGTAGAGATGGGGATGGGGTCTATCGCAAGCGCCGACCCCTTGGTACAATACTTGCAAGGAGCTGGTTATGAGTAATAACATTAGACTAGGAGCAATAGGCGTACAGAAGGTTTCCACCAAGTTGATGGAACAAGGCTTTCTTGTAAGCCTACCCATCTATGACGATGGGTATGACTTGGTTACAGATTGGAAAGGCAAGCTGGTACGTGTCCAAGTTAAAACCACGAGTGGAAGCGATGACTGCCAGAGGAGAAAATTAAAGTTTTTTGCTATCCGGGGACCTGGTTTTGGCCATATGGAGAAAAGGTTATACACCAAGGGAGATTGCGACGCCTTTATCTTTTTACATACAACTCTGGACGCTATGTTTATTATACCAAGGGAAAAGCTTCCCCGCACAAAATCCATTTATATGGAGCCCAACTGCAAATGGCGGGACAACTGGTCTGCTCTCAAGTAGGGATTGCTTGACTCATAATTATAGACAGGCATAATCACTGCGATGAGTTTTCCTAATCCCGATAACTACGCCCGAGATTGCGATTGCGGAACAGCCGGGGCTAATACTACTCCTCCACCAGCACAACTTATTGCAGAAGTCGAAGCGGCAGTTATTACCAACCCGCTTGTTCTTCCGAGTGGCGGTTCAATCGATACAAGGAATCTTGCTGGAACTGGCGGGTACATAAAAACAAGCGGGGATGCGCTCGGTCAAGCAGGTGGGTACATAGACACATCGGCGACAAATGGCGGTGCGAGTGGCGGATACATCAACACAACGGGAAGCGATGGTTCTGGTGGATATATAGACACAAGAGGCTCTAGTAGTGGTAATAGTGGAGGTTCAATAAATACATCCGGTGGGGATAGCGAAAATGGGGGTTCAATCAACACTTCAAATGGCGGTGGATCGATCAATACTACTGGCGGTGATGAGGGCGTTGGCGGTTCAATTAATACTTCGGGTGGTGGTGAGGGTGTAGGTGGATCAATCAATACTTCGGATGGCGGTGGTTCAATCAATACTTCTGGCGGTGCAAACGGTAGTGGCGGTTCAATAAATACTTCGGCGGGGGACAGCGATGGTGGCGGTTCAATAAATACCTCGGGAGGAGAACTTGGCGTTGGCGGTTCAATAGACACTTCTAACAATGGAGGCTCAATAGATATTTCTGGAGGAAATGCTGGAGCTGGCGGTTCAATAAACCTCGCTAATGGTGGTGGATCAATTACTCTATTAAATAACTCTGGAAGCATAAATCTATCTGGAGACATAACTGGAAATACGGGGGGAAATATTACCGCAACTGGTGCAGATGGATATAATGCGGGTAGTTTAAATATGTCTGCAAGTGGTGAGGGTGTAGGTGGATCAATCAATACTTCAAATCACGGCGGTTCAATCAATACTTCTGGCGGTGCAAACGGTAGTGGCGGTTCAATCAATACTTCAGATGGCGGTGGGTCAATAAATATCTCTGGCTCCCAAGCTGGGAGTTTTACTTCTACTGGCAACGAAGGGGGTTCAATAAATCTTTCATTATATGGCGGTAGCATAAATTTATCTGGAAACGGCAGCCAACCCAACTATGGAGGAGGCATTAACGCATCTGCTGTGGATGGTGCTGATGGGGGTGGAATCGATATTTCTGGCGGTGCGGGTGGTAATGGTGGATCGCTAATTCTTTCAAATGGTGGTGGCAGTATAAATACGCAGGGGGTTGGCTCGATTCAATTTGGAATAAGTGGCACTAGAACAACCCTAAATGGTTCCGCTACCGCCGCCCGAACAGTTACTCTCCCCAATATCACCGGAACGTTGCCGATTGCTTTGATTAGCGCTTCTACATCACTTTCTTTTGGTGCTATCATTGCAGGAGGGTTTGTAGATTTAACAATTACACTTACTGGTGCAGCTACTACCGATGTTGTTTTTGTAACTTGCTTAGATACGGCTGGTCGTGGAGCTACCAACGGAAAACTTGTTTTCGAAGCTTTTGTGTCAGCCGTCAATACGGTAACTGTTAGGGCTCACAATCCGACATCCGGAACAATTACCCCGGGAGCCGCTTACAACTTCAAAGTCGCCATCATCAAAACTGCATAAGGAGAACTAAATGAGCTGCGATTGTAACACACTTGTTGTTGGACAGGCCGGGCCCCAAGGACCTCAGGGTCTTCCCGGGATTAACGGGACTATTGGGGCCAACGGAATAAATGCGTTTTCAACTCTAACCGCTTCCTTCATCCAGCCCGCCATAGGACAGGTGGCTACATTCTTTTTAGCAGAAACAGCGTGGGTAGCAGTTGGCCAAGCCCTGTATATCGCTCAAGCTGGAACTTATAACGTAATAAGCATATCACCCAGTCCGGTAAATTCTGTCTCGGCCACATTACTGAGCACAGATGGTGTTGCTGTTAACGCCACAGTTGCCGCCGGTAAAAAAGTTACCCCCACCGCAATTGCAACTATTGCGGGAAGCATTCCTTCTCTTTCCGTAGCTACAGGAGGAGTCACCAGCCTAGATGGACCAGTCACAATCAATACTAGCGGGAATAATTCTGATTTTAGGGTTGAGGGAGTTTCACTTGAACACTTGTTGTATTGCCAAGCGAACGGCGGCGGATCCGGCCGAGTCGGCATGGGCATAGCTTCCCCAGCGAGCTTACTCCATGTAAACGGAACTTTTCAGGTTGGGACTGCCGGGGGATCTAGCAATGCCTCCGCATTTTTTGGGCCGATCGCAGTTTCTGAGGGTCTAACAGTTGACTCGAATACGCTCGTTGTAGACGCTAGCACCAATCGAGTTGGCATTGGCACTACCCCCAGCGTAGCGTTTGATGTGGTTGGAGATTCTAGAATTTCTGGCGGATTAGCTGTAGACTCAAATACACTTGTCGTGGATGCGGCTAATAATCGAGTTGGTGTTGGCACGGCCGCGCCTTCCGTTCCGTTTGATGTGGTCGGAACCACAGCCATCCTCGGAGCCACAACCATCACCGGAACTACAGCTATCACCGGAGCCACAACCATCACCGGAACTACAGCTATCGCCGGAGGAAATTTTAATGTGGACTCGGGTTTAATTTTTGCTGACGCGACCAATAATCGAGTTGGAATCAATAAAACAAACCCAGCAGTCCCATTTGATGTGGTTGGAATCTCAGCCATCACCGGAGCCACAACCATCACCGGAACTACAGCTATCGTCGGAGCCACAACCATCACCGGAACTACAGCTATCGTCGGAGGAAATTTTAATGTAGATTCACATACACTTGTCGTAGATGCAATCAATAATAGAGTTGGAATTAACAAAACAACCCCAGATAACTCGTTTGATGTGATCGGAACTACAACCATCACCGGAACTACAACCATCACCGGAGCCACAACCATCAGCGGAGCCACAACTATCACCGGGAATCTTAATGTAGACCAAGGTGTAATTTTTGTTGATGCAACCAGTAACCGAGTTGGGATTAATAAAGCAATCCCAACAGTCCCGTTTGATGTGGTCGGAACTACAGCTATTCTCGGGAACACAGCTATCACTGGGACCTTAAGTGCTAGTGGACTTGCTTCTTTTCCCGGTGGAATTTCTTTGTCAAGCGGACTCACAGAAGGTCTTATCGTAAACACCTCCGGAGGAACAGTAACAAAGCTGTTCGTCCAGAACGATGCCACCGGCAGAGTGGGGATCAACACTAGTACGAGTCTTACAGAACAATTTACGGTCAATGGGACTTCTAATTTTACTGGGGCAGCTAATTTCCTCGGAGGAATTTCTTTTACGGGCGGTCTTTCGAACGGTCTTATCGTAAGAGCCGACGGGCAACCAAGTACAAGGTTGTTCGTTGAAACCGGTACTTTTGTAGGCAGAGTAGGCATTAACACCAGCACAAGTCTCTCCGAACAATTCACGGTCAATGGGACTTCAAGATTTACTGGGGTAGCCAATTTCCCCGGCGGAATTTCTATTCCTTCTGGATTTACAGAGGGCCTTATCGTAAGAGCCGACGGGCAACCAAGTACAAGGTTGTTCGTTGAAACCGGTACTTTTGTAGGCAGAGTGGGGATCAACACTAGTACGGGTCTTACAGAACAATTTACGGTCAATGGGACTTCAAGATTTATTGGGGGAGCCACTTTCCCCGGCGGAATTTCCGTTGCTGGTTCGGCTGCCTTCCCGGGCGGTCTTTCGGAAGGTCTTATCGTAAGAGCCGACGGGCAAACAAGTCCAAGGTTGTTCGTTGAAACCGGTACTTTTGTAGGCAGAGTAGGCATTAACACCAGCACAAGTCTCTCCGAACAATTCACGGTCAATGGGACTTCAAGATTTACTGGGGTAGTTAATCTTGCTGGCGGAGTCACTTTTGGGGGCGGAATATTAAACGGCATTTTTGTTGGTTCTAACAACCAGGCAAATCCAAGGTTGTTCGTTGAAAACGATTCCAACGGAAGGGTGGGGATTAACACCAGCACAAGTCTCTCCGAACAATTCACGGTCAACGGGACTTCTAATTTTATTGGAAATACCAGAATCGGTTCCACCGGGGCCCTGTTAAGAAAATTCACCAGCGTATTCTCCACGGCCTACACCATAGCATCTGAAGATGCTTTTCTAGATGTGTCTTTAGCAGTCAACTCAACTCTTACCTTAACTTTCCCAACTCCTACCGCCGCCATTTCTGGAAGAACGATTCATTTAAGAACAAGACAAGGCGCCCTAATTAATTCCAATCAGAATAACATTAGGGATATGCTCGGTAATGATACTTCCACGATTATTCCAGCAGTTACAGCCGGCTTTTTTGTTGTTGGCTCTACCTATACCATTCTGTCTGTTGGCTCGACTGTTTTCACATCAATAGGAGCAGCGACAAATACTGTGGGGACTACTTTTGTGGCCACCGGAGTTGGCTCTGGCACGGGCACAGCCACTCAAGGGGGAAGATTTGCCACACTTGTTTGCGATGGCGTCGCCTCTCTTCGTTGGCATATTATGGCCACAAACTATTAATTCGATATGATTAGCGATACCAACCGCTTGGTGGAGGGGATGGTCTCGTTTGTAGGCGGCGCCAACTCCAGTATTGATCCCTCGCTTATTAAGCCAAATCAGTTTGCTTGGGGACAAAACATGGTTGTGCGCGGAGGGTTCCCTCGTTCAAGACCAGGCTTTAAGTTTATCAAGGCTATACCCAACGGCGTTATTCAGGGCGCTTGTTACTTTAAAAATCAATCCAGCGAAGAGCTTGTTTCTTTAATTAACGGAAGACTGTACAGTTTGAGACCAGAGTCGCCCGCGCAACCCGTTGAAGACATCACTCCCGTGAATGAAACCAATAACTATGTTTCACGAAGAGCGAATCTTGTGCCCGCCAATAATTTCCTAGTCGTTCAGGATGGACTAAGTTCGCCTATTATCTACTCAGGAGCGAGCTCCTATCGCTCGAATAGAATATTAGATCCGGTCGATTCTCTTGAGTTGGCCTGCACTTTGGGGGCCAATAACGCAAGATTAAACTGCTCTTCCACCTCCGGTCTTTTTCCGGGAATGCTTGTTCGCGCAGCTCGAGGGGTTCAGGATAATAGCATAATTGTTTCTATTGATTCCGCCACGGAACTTACCTTAAGTAAAACTTGTACTCTGACCGGCCTTGGTTTGTTAAGGTTTTTTTCTCCCGGCCCCTTGCAAGTAGATGTCTCCGTTCCCACCGGTTCGGTTATGGCCTTTGGTAATGGTCGCCTTTGGGTAGCCCATAATAATGAATTGTATGCAGGGGATCTGGCCGGTAGTTATCCCGGTTCAGAAATTCGTTTTTCCGAACAACAATATTTGACGGGCGGAGGAAGCTTTTCTTTTGAGTCAAATATTACCGGGCTTTCGTTTCTGCCAGGAACAGATACTTCAACCGGGCAAGGCGATTTAATTGTTTTTACCGAAAACGAAATTTGCGCTGTTCGGGCTAACATTTTCGATAGAACACTTTGGCAATCGACCGCCGGCATGCAGAGAAAACTTTTTCTTAACGCGGGGTCGGAAAGTCATGACTCTATTATCTCGATAAGTAATGATATTTATTTCAAAGCTATAGACGGGATTAGGTCCTTGAGACAATCCTTGCAAGAAGGCAGGGGGACGGCTATCAGCCTGGCGGACAGCATTGAAGCCACCCGCGTCATAAACTATGAAACTCCCAGGTGGCAAAGAAATTCCCCCTCCTGTTATTTTGATTACAGGGCTCTTCACGGTTCCGCACCTAAGATTCAAAAAGTTTTTCAAAGCGACGAGGAATACAATATTGTTTTTACAAAAATTGTTCCTCAAGATTTTAACCCGGGCGTCTATGAAGGAAATTATCCCCCCGTGTATGACGGAGAGTGGACCGGGTTACAAGTCTGTAAGTTTGTTGTCGCCTCTTTCTCAGGAGTACAAAAATGTTTTGCCTTGGTTTGCGGTTCTGACGGAAAGAATGCTTTGTATCAAATTACAAACGAAGCGTATTTTGATACTCTCCTAAGCGATAACGACGAAGAAATTGAAACCCCCATTTCTTCTTCAGTCGAAATGAGGAGAATGTCCATGGACTTCCCCTACGAAATTAAAGAGTTGGTCCGGGCGGATATAGGTTTTTCGGATATCCGGGGTCCCTTAGCTTGGGAGTTTAGCTTTGCCCCCGACTATTTTCCAGTATTCCTGAAGGTGCAACAAAATGAAGTTGACTTCGATACTCAAACCGAAAACTTAACGGGCTGCACCCCTTTTGATTTAGCCCCCGGGTATTATAATGTCAGAACAATTAAGCCACCCGACTCATGTGTTGCGGGGGGCAATAGAAAAGCAAGATTTGGTTATTTATTTCAACCAAAGATTTCTTGGGCCGGTTCGGCTAGACTGGCTTTATTTAGGCTTCACGCCTCAAGAAAAGATATAAGCGATCTTGGCGAGTGTTAATTTATGGCGGAGAGAATTGAATTCCGAGGAGATTCTCTTCCATCCGGTTTCCCGGGTTTTGGCGGAGGCTCTACCGTAGACATAGCTTTAAACGGGCTAGGCAGCTTTGTTCGGCCTGTTTTATTTGGCGCCGTTAATAACGCGCCCGTAACCCCCCCAAGTTCAACTCCTCCGGTAGGTAGCAATCCCGCGGTCCCAACCCCCACAGTAGTTCCCCCCGCTGCGGCCCCTCCCGACACATACATCACCACCACTAATGTCTCTAATAATACCACCAATGTTAATAATATCACTGTCATCAACAGCATATGCCCAGACTGTCGTTCCGAGGAAGATGTCGGCACAGCCCCCATGTTAACAGGGTATAGAACTACTACCGGGAATTGCTATGATTGCAACGGGTTTTTAAGTAACCGCACAAGATATTTTTCAACCCCAGCAGTTCAATTTGCGGGAGGAATTTATTATGGGGGAACCACTAAACTTGAGGGAAGAGGTTTGGGCGGGCCCTCAGTTTCTTGGTCCTTAGATACCTCCGGATTAGTTCTACAGGGCGACCTTTACGGCCCGCAAACCTTGCAAGTTTGCGAAAACGGAGTCACAAGAACTTGGCAAGTACTGGCCTACAAAACTGGTTTCTAAAACCTAATCGAGCTTGACTTATCGCTTAACATTTTATAAAATAAAATTATGCCCGAATATATCCTACAATTCCCAACCTTTCCCTTAAATTCGTGCTATCCTGCCTCGACTCAACAACTTATAAATCTTGTTGCCAGCACAGGAACCCTTCAAATATCTGGGCCGGAGAACGACTACGTCGCTTCGCATTTGGCTCCAGGCTCCACTCAACAAAGTTATGTTTGGTTTCAAACTTCCCCACCGGCCGGGGCAACGGGATACGGTTTACCCAAAGTAGCTCGTCTTTTTTCAAGTCTTCGTTGGTTTGAGTTTGCGCAATTAGCTCAAGGAGATAGGATTCTGGTGACCGCAACCTCAACTATTGTTGCCCCTTGGGGGGAATTCGGGTTTACCTATTCTTTTGGGGACACCAATATTTTGCCCTATTCGCCCACGGCAGCGCCCGCACCCCCCGCGGGGGGTTATAAGTACAAAACTTATGTTGGTTATTGGTCAAGTAAAACTCCTTGATGTTGACATAGAACTTACAACCGTTAACTTATACAGACCATGCCCGTATACACCTTAACGGCAGCTACCTTACCAAGCAACACGGGTTACCCGGGTAACGTTCAAGACTTGCTACAATTGATTCAATCTTATGTTTCAGTTAACTCCGATCCCGTTCTTTCTACTTTCGTTGTTTCCAGCTCAACGCCTCCCGCGGAAGACCAAGATAAGGTTTGGTTTCAAACCCAGGCTGGAGTTAATGGTCTCCCTCAATCGATTAGATTGTACTCGGGTGGGGTTTGGAACGAGTTTACCCCCTTTGCTTTTGGCGATATTGTACTTACCGATACTAACGCAGTAATTGCTTCGCCTTGGGGGATAGGAAGTACGACTTATGTCGTCAACGGCATTTCGCTACTAACGCCGGCAACTCCAGTCCCGCCGACAAATGCAAAATATAAAGTATATGTTGGGTATTACCAATGATCCGTCGTACTTACGGATCAGTTAAAGAACAGCTGGCGCGGGTAACCCAAAACGGGATGTGCGCGACCGATCCGCAGTTGCTCGCCCGGACCAACGAAGCTCAAGAACGCTTGCTCAATAAAGGATTGTACGCCGGAACTTACGGACGTTATTCTGTTTGCGTTTATGGTGGATGCATCACGTTGCCCCGTGAATTTGAATCTATTCTCGGGTACAACTACGGCGGCGCACCCGCTCAGGTTTATAACCAGTGGTATGAGTTCATGGCCAATGGCCCCGGGACTTCTCCGGCTGGAGCTTGGAAGCAACTACAAGATCGTGGTTATGTTCCCTGCTTTCGGTCGATTGAATCCCAAAAGTATATACGCGTATACACCGACTTGATTGAAGACTCGACCTCAACCATTTTATTCCGAGGTTCCGACTCTTACAATAACCGGGTTCAGACGCAGGAGGGTGGCGCTATGATCGACGGCGAGCGTTTGAATTTAAGTGCTGGGTCGGGGAATTCCAGCGTGTTGATGTCGGGTATTCCAGGAAACGCAGAAGCGATAGCTGCGAACGGAGTTTACGCATGGTACACGACCATTGACTCCTTTCCAGCATATAAAAGCTCTTTGGGTTACACTATGAGTAGGACTGGATCTGATTGGCAGATAACGAATCCAGACGGAAGCTCCCAAGTGGCTTTGTCGGATGGGGGCAGCACGGACTACCCGTGGCAAGAAGGTTGGCCGGGCGAAATAACTTCAACAGAACTCCCTCGCACCACAGTCAACGCCTTTCGATCCATCGATGCCATAAACAAAACTGCAACGAAAGGCTGGGTCCGCGTCTATGCAGTAGATCCCACCACGGGCGTTGAATCCTCTATTGCCATACTTGCGCCCGATGAGACGTTGCCCCAGTATAGACGATATGCAATTCCCGGCCATGAAAGAGAAGAAGGGGTTACCGTGACCGTACTCGCAAAGCGCAAATTCATTCCCGTGATCACCGATGACGACGATTTGATCGTGACCAACTTAGGAGCTTTAAAGATGATGGCGATCGCCATCGAAAAAGAAGAAAACAATAACCTGGACGAAGCCATGAGGTACGAGGAAAAGGCTGTCGAACTCTTGCGTGAAGAACTTAAAGAGGTCGAGGGAACTAACATCGGCAGACCCCAGATTCAAATGGAGGCATTCGCGATGGGTGAAGTCCCCGCAATGGCATAATTATGGCAAAATCAATGTTTTCTATTACCCCGCCAAGTTCCGGGGGAATGATATCGGATTTTTTATCGTCTGGTCCCGCCGCATCGAGTTTTATTTCTCCGACCCCCAGCTTCTCTAACTCTAATTCTTTCTCGGGTGCTTTGGGCACTTCTTACACCCCAAGTATGTTTGCTCCCTCAAAAGACTACAGCTCTATTTTTAATAGCGCCGCCCAAGGTTCATACGGAGGCCGGCAAACCTCTTCCTCCTTCCCCTCCTATTCGGGGGGATCTTCTTTCGGTGGGAGCAACTCCCAAGCCCCTCAGCGATCCTTTACCGGCGGTTCGTCTTCTTTCGGTGGATCGGGAAGTAGGCCCCAGTCGTGGAATCAAAGCACTAGCTCTTTTACCCCCAATACTGGCTCTGGCGCGCCGAGCGATTTTTATCTAGGACCAGCCCCCACCTTAAAGGAATTAAACATTCCTTACGAGGAGTATGCAAAAAGATTGGGCGAAGTAAATGATCCAGACAAGCTGGCGGCTTTGGCCGAAAAATACAATGCCCCCTCTCGGAAAGAATTCGATTCTTATATGCCTGGTTTCCAAGCCGGCATTTTGAGCATGGGAGATATCGCTAAAGACTACCTTGGGGGACGTATACCCGCTTCTGTGGCCCAAGAGGTAGCCCGATCTTCCGCTGCTACTAGTTTTGGAACCGGCCTAATGAGGGGTGGTTTAGGGAGAAATTTAACTAGCAGGGATCTCGGCCTTTCTAGCCTTGGCCTACAACAAACCGGAGCAGATCTTTTTGCTAAATCTTTTGATCTTACCCAGAGAGGTATCGCCGCAAGATCCCCCATGTCAGTGTCGAGTTTAATGGTTGCTCCGCAATCTATTTTCGATACGATGACAAGCGCAGCCTCCGTTAACCAACAAACGCAAAATCAAAACTTGCTCAACGCTTGGCAGACTCAAGCTCTGCCGGGGCAATTTGATGTTAAAGCGGGCAAGTATGTAGGCTACAGCGGGAATAGAACCAGATTAACTCCCCTAACACCCTCGCAATTATACGCGGCCGAACAGTATGAAAAAAATAGCTGGAAGTATAATGATCGAAATCCATACTACGGCCCCAAAATAAACCGTGGAGTTAATGCTTAATTTATGGCCCTCTCCCCCAATGCCCCAGATTATGTTGGCTCAGTTCGAGGGATTCTTGACGATCTGAGAAACAACTTTTTAAAAAAGCAACAGCTATTTCAAGAAAACGAACAGGCTGCCGATCGGCTCGAATTGGCTTACGCTCAATTAGGCGCTCAAAGAGAAACTCAGAATTTGCAGGCGAATCTCGAAGCACAAAAGCTGCAAGCCTCAATTTTGTCCGACGCCCAACGAACTGAACAACAAAATTTTCAGAATAATCTTGCATCGGCTCGGCTCAGTTTAGACCAAAATAAAGAGCTTAATGACCTGGATGCTCAAAGCAAAGCCGCAGAACAGGACAGGCAAGCCGGGGTTTTAGAAACAGAATTTAGAGCAGCTCAACTTTCCGGAGATCCCCAAAGAATAGACAATGCTTTAGGAAAAATTGGACAAGCTAATTTAACAAGATTACAAAGAGTTTCTCTTTATGACAATGTTTATTCAGGAATTCAAGCAAACAGAGAGCTTGCCCAGCAGGAGAACAACCTGCGCACGGCCACTCCCGCAAGAAGTTTAGGGGAAGAGCTTGCCAAGTTAGACCCAAGAGCCTTTACTCCTGACGCGTATCAAGCAAGAGTAGACGAGATTCAAGACAAATTCTCTTTATTAAACAACACAGATCCAAGGGTAATCGATCCTTTTGCTAAAGTAAGCGCCACCGCTTTGGCCAAACTTGAAAAATATCGCGATACCGTTGTGGGAAAAGAGCTTCAATCTTTTCAAGACTTAGCTGAACAAAATAGACTAGAACCAAATTTTCAAAAAAAATATGACGAATTAAAGAATGACCCAAATAAATTTACAAGCAAAGCCGTTCAGGGTATAATGTATGAGAGAAATTTAAACGAGTCCGTTAAGCAACTCCGCGGCATTGATTCGCGGTTAACACAAATTGCCAGTAACATAACCAAGGTTAACCCGTCAACTAAAGTTGTTAATGTAGACCAAAATGGGCAAGAATATGATACATTTATTTACCCCATTCCTGATCTATCCCCTCGCGTCGGGTTTGACGCTAACATTGACCCCGACACAGGGCGACTGACAAAAAACGTTTTTGATCGGGCCAAGGAATGGGAAAACGAAATGACTTCCCCGCGCTACGCCGGGCAACAAACCCCCTTTGAAAAGATGATGGCTGCCGCCGCTGAAAATTCTTCAGGTCGGGCTGTTGCTCCAGCTCCATCCCAAGCACCCTCTACGGCTGTTGCGACGCGCCCCTTCCGCTCCGGGAATGATTTTGAGCGGGGAGCACCCGGAACGGCAACAATTCCCGTAGCCGCTAAAAAAGAACCAGCGCGTATGTCTGACTCAACCGTGTCCGTCATAGTAGAGGCTTATCGAAAAAATCCTGATTCGCTTGTTTTTGGAAGATCAGCTAAAGACTTAGTTGCTAAACTAAAAGCCAATGGGTATCCTATTCAAGACCTTTTGAAAACCCCTAAAATTAACGAAAGCCAACAAAATCGTTGACGATTGGGTGAAAACTCTCTTGTATTTAATCAATCATGGCGGATCCCCTCATTTCTGAGACAGAGCTTGGTTTAGCAGAGCTTACGGAGAACGATCAACAAGCACTAGACGCACTTTTTGCGCCCCCGCCCCGCTCTCAAGAAGAGGAAGAGATTCAATTTCTATCCCAAACTCCGTCAATTAATCTGGGACAAGCGAGTGCTTTTATTGAAACTCGAGACGACCCAAAATCTATAGATATCTTGGGGGGTTTAGCGACGAGGTTGCGGGACGGCAAAACTCCTTTTAACACTCAATCTTTGCAGGACGCAAATAAAAATATACAAGATTATTTTGATTTAAACAATAAGGCTTTTGAAGAGGCGGAAAGCAAAAAAGATTGGCTTGGGATGACGAAGCTAGCGCTGGGTGGCACCGGGAAAGTAATTGGATCGTTTCTCCAATCCGGACTCGGTGTGACCAACGAAGAGGCCGAAGCCTCTCAAAGAAGCCTAGCCGCTAGAAATTACATAGGAACAATCAAAGACCCCGAACAGGCAGCTAAAGCCCTGGAACTGGGCGCCCTTTACGAAGATGAATTAGCCGCCGGCAAGTCTATCGCTCCTAAAGACGAAAGCCCAGCCATGGCCTTTGGGGCGGGTCCACTCACAGCCAAGTTAGGAATGAACCTCGCTATGGCGGAAAATTACCTCCGCGATCTGGAAAGCGATCGCTCTAAAAAATTGGGCTCGGCTAGCCTTCGAAATTTTGCCATTCAATCTGGCGACGCGTTTCTGCCATTTGTTTCCATCGGGGATATTGTAGTCGACGAAAACGATCCAGATCAAGTTGCCAGACGTTCTGCTCTCTCTAATTCAATCAATGGCATCATTCAAAAAGATTATATGACCGGGACTTTGGCGGGCGCAGCCCTTGGTTCGGTCGGTTCATTTATAGGAGTTGGGGCTGGCACTACCAAGTTTCTAAACAAAGCAGCTCAAATTGCGGGTCAATCCATAAAGGTGCCCGCTGTTTTATCTCGAGGAGCGACTTACGCCACGATTGGAGCGTCTCAATCTTTTGAAGGGGACCCCCGAGATCTTTCTATCGCCCAGCGTTTGTCCTCTGTTTTTAGCGAGGCCGCCGTTCTTGGTTTGGCGGAGGGCGCAGGAAATAAACTAGAGGGGTCAATTGATGTCGCGCTAGCTAATCATGTCGCCGCAAAAGCGCTTGCAACTAAATTGCCCGCTTTAGCCCCCTTGGTGGGCAGCACTGGTAAAGTTGTCGGCACAACTTTAGGGGAGACCGCTTCGGAAGAAATCGAAGCTATACTCCGCGGTCAAGATCCGATCGAACCCTTTCTGCAAAATCTAGCCGTCTCTGGCGGTATCGGGTTGGGAATGGCCATTCCCGGGCTAACCTCCAGCGTCATTGCTTCGCGGCGCGCAAAAATTTACGCAATGGCCGACGATCGATTCGCCAAGTCGCTTGATCAAACGGTTGCAGGTATAAAGACTGACCCCAATTTGAACGATCAACAAAAGATGGAGCAGATTATTCAACTCCGCCAATCGCTCTCTTCCCCTAAAGCCCAAGCATTATTTGATGCGATTAACGTAAGAACATCAATTGATAGTATCACTTCCCCGGAAACTGCAAAGGTAGCAGACGAGGCGGTCGAAAACTCAAAACAAAATGCTGTTGAATCAATGCTTTCGGCCAAGCTTACTGAGGCCGAAGGTCGGATTGGTGTTGCTCCTATTTTAAAAGAGGGACCCCCAGAAACCGAGGAGGAAAAACTTTCCGCACTCAACGAGTTAGTCAATGTTTTTGAAGCTGGAAATACAAAAATTGAGTTGGCTAATTCTCCGCAGAATGCTTCGAAGATTCAATGGCTCGAGAGTCAAGGACGAATTGTTGGAGAACTCTCGACCGACGGAAAAGTATATTCGGTAACGAATGTAAAGACAGACTCGGGGAATTGGCTTAACGGAATCCCGGCCATTGAATTTGAGCAAGATCTTAAAGATGATTTTCTCCTGCGAGCTGAACAAGTTGGGGTTGAGCAAGAAGAGCTCGATCAAATGGAGTCTGAGCTTGAACAAGCGGGAACCCCTGAGGACCTGGAATCAGTGGCCAGAAAATATTTAGGGCCAACCGATTACGAAATTGCTTTGGAAAGTAAACTGGCCAGAAGTCAAGATCTAGTAGAGGTTGAAAAACCAGCAGAAATTAACGCAAAAAAATTACAGGATCAAATTAATGTTCTTGAAACTAAGATTAAACAGGCCCCTGTTGATGAAGTACCAGCCATGCAAGAACAGCTGGCAAGACTTCAGGCCATGCAGGTTGAAGGGCAAGCTGCCCGCTTGGTTCGAGGAGAAGAGTCTGTGTCAAAACTTGTTCAACAATTTGAGGGTGAAGTTCAAGCAGAATCCCGCGAGGGAAAATTAGCCCCCGAGCTCGAGGCTAGACCCGATGTCATTCTACCGATCAACAATCCGGAAAGTGAATCTTTTCAAAAGTATCAGAAGCTTAATCCCGATCCGAGAGAAGACGCCCAAAATGTTCTTGCCAGCGTTTTTAATTTAAAAAACCCCGCGACGGTTGAGTTACTCCAAAGCCTCGGAGCGATCGACGAAAACGGTCGGGATCTCATGACTCCCGCCGAAACCCTATTAGCTTACGTTGAGCGCAAAAAATCTTATCTTCAAAGTAAGTCTTTGGCTGGGTATCAAAAATATAATATATCCGATGAGGTATCCTCTGCCACGATCAACAGTTTTCTTTACGAACTTCGCCAGGGCAAAAACAATCTTTCTCTTAGTACAATTTTTAATAGCCGGCTGCGGGACTTTATTCGCAGAGCCGTTCCTCGGATGCGAGCGGGCGTCGGAATTGGGGCAGCCGTAAGCCTCGAGACTCCCGGTCTACGCGTTAACGCCGTTGATGCGGAAACGTTGGCGGAGGAGCAGGGTTTGAACCCAGCCGTCGCGGGGGCCATCAATGAAACTCTTGATCAGATTGACGCGACGGAGGTGGATAATCAGGTTGTCGGACAGTCTGAAGTTCCCTCGCCAGCTCAACGGCAGGAAGCTTTAGCGGTTCTCGCCCAACAGATTGTTCCTTCTTTCAGACAAACTTTAACTACGGAAGCAGAAAAGCTCGCGTTCGATGCTTTGGTTTCGGGGAAACAGATCACCCAACAGGAGGCTGCGGGAGTCCAACTTCCCGTTGGCGATATTAAAGTTATCCAAGAAGTAGTTCGTAATAGATTTATCTCCAGTCTAGAGGGAGAGTACCGAAAGAACCAGCAGGCGGGAACTCTCCCTTCCCGCGCAGTTAGCGAACCAGAGGGCTTAGTTCGAGAGGGAAATCTAACAGCCGCTCAAATACAACCCGCGGCAGAAAGATTCCGCAAACTACAATCGGATAGTTTCTTTGACGATGAAGAACTCGCGGGAGCAAAGTCCCTGTTGTCGGAAGTGCAAAAAGTTCGTTCGGTCAAAATGCTCCGGGCTTTTGAAAATTATATTGAGTCGATCGCGCAAGAAAAGCTTTCTCCGGAAGCCATCACGGAACTCTCAGAAGCTATCGATAACAATTTAAAAAACGCGGTAGAGGATGACAGACTGTCACAAAAACAAGCCGATGATTACATCGACAAACTAAACAAACTTGCGGAGCCCTATTTGGCTTCGCAAACACTTGAAGAGGGAGAAGCTAAAAATAAAATTGCTTTAACCTTCCGATCGAATCTGCTCCGAGTTAGCGACCAAATCCTGCTCGATAGCGGACTTAACATAAACGAGAAAGGTACCTATGAAGAATCCAAAAAACCTGAAGCCACAAAGCCCGACCTCAAGACAACCGATGGTCGACGTGAGGAGGCTCGCAAAAAGCTCTCGGAACTCGAGGCCAAACGTGCTGCCACCACAAAGCGAGTTCCTAAAGAAACCGTTCCCCCTGAGCGGAAAGAAGTGGGACCAGCTGTTACAAGTGGGGCAACCGGAGTCGGGGGACTTGGAGCTGAACGCGCTCGTGGCATCCCCATCCCCAAGTCCTTCGTCGAATCCCGTAACCAGCTAGGCAAACCTTATAGCGAGAAAGTTCTAGATCCGATTGGTTCGGATACGGTAAGACTCTTATCCCCCGAACAAAAACAAGATGTGGCGGCATCCATCACCACGATGGAAAGCTCCAAGCATAAAGCTTTTTACTTGGCCAACGGCCCCGGAACCGGCAAGACCCGAGTATTGTTGGCGGCAGCCAAATACTACCTCAACAAAGGATTTAATGTATTTTATTTGACGGCTCCCGATGCCGTGACCCCGAACTGGGATCTGAATACAATTGGCGGCTCGATTGAGAAAGATGCCGGATTGATGGGCGTTCCGATTGCAGCTCGTGGGGGTAAAGGTGAGAGTGGTCGCGGTCTTCCAATTGAGAATGTGCCAGGAAAAGTTGTTGTCTCAACTTATACCTCGCAGTATTTAGAAAAGATTCTTCCGTTGGTAGATGCAAAGACAGTTGTTATTTTCGACGAACAACATTCCGGACGCAATTTGCACAAAGCAATCCAAGAGGGTAAGAGCCGCGCCTGGTCAATCCTGATGAATGATATTTCACAGAAAGCTGGTCGAGTGTTGATGGCTTCTGGAACTCCGTTTGAAACACCCGATCAGCTTCTTTCGCTTGGCCGACTTGGTATTTTTGATACCGAGTCACCTGACGCTTTGATCAAGAGACTCGGATTTGAAAAACAATATCTTCGCGGTGGAAAGAAATCTTACTGGACATTGTCGCCAGGAGTTACCGAAACAGAGATGCAAGATCGTCTCGAAGCTTACCTCGATGGATTGGTAAAGAACGGAATCCTACGCTCTCGCTCTCTCAAATTGGATGGAGTGAGTGTAGAGTTCCAAGATGTTCCGTTAGATTCCGCGATCACTAAGCAGCTTGAAGATATCAAGAACATGTACGGCGGTACGCAAAACACCGATATTGCATCATTGCGTAAATTAGTATCCGCTCAGAAGCGAGCGTTGGAAGAATATAAAGTTGATGCCGCAGCCAAGCGAGCCATCCAATCTATCCGCCAAGGTCGCAAGCCAGTTATCTATGTTGGGTTTGTTTCAGAAACAAATGCCCGCGGTGAGGCGGTTGACCCAACTTCAGCTGCGGTAGAAGCGGCAATCCTTCGCCTTGCCCCCGATCTTAGAATCGCAAGGATGTACACCGGATCAGGCCAAACAAAAGAACAGGCACTAGCCGCCTTCAATGAGAACGCGGCTGACGTTCTCATTGCCACAAAGGAAATGGGCGGAACTGGGATTGAGCTAGATGATAAGTTTGGTGACGAGCCTCGCGACATGATTATTATGTCGCCACCCGTCAGCGCGATTCAGGCCGTTCAACTCGTCTATAGGGTATGGCGTACCGACAGCGCCAGCCGCCCCAATCTTATTTTCTTGGAGTCGAAAGCTGAAGTTGATCAGCAGAACATCGATCGCATGCGAGCCAAGCTTCGTCTGCTGGACGCTACAACTGGCGCCGGGTTTGAGGGGTTGAAAGCGGAAGAAACCAAACCAGCTGAAACTGTCGCCCCGGTAAAGTCAACAGTAGGAGCAACTCCCGAACAAGTTTCTGCTACAGATGAGATTTTAAAATCAGCTCTTGGAAAAGACTACAACAATAATGTAATCACATTCCGCGATGCTAAAGGTCAGGCTCACAACTATAATGTGAAGATTGATCCTACCTTCACCCACTCGATGGCTGTGGTTGTTGGATCAGATAACGATTCCGATACTATTGTAGTTAACCCAACACTTCTGGAGAAAGGAAAGAAGACTCTATCTCCCGATGCCTATAAGTCTTATATAACCCAGGCATTGTTAGAAGAAACAATTCACATGGAGACCTTGCGGTACTATCGCGAGCTCGGTCTTGATCCTGTTGAAGAACTTACTGCAATTGGAGATTCATTATCTCAAGCATCCAGACTAGCTATCGGAAGATTATATTATGCAACATTAGGGTCCGACATAACAAACTCAGATACGCAAGGAAAAATTAAGGCACTTGCGAATGATCCTTATTTCGTGGCCATGGAAGGAATCCGTCAGCTATCCCAGTTAAAATTAACAGGTGGTGTCACAGAGCAAGTTAACTCTGTGAATGCGAACGATATCGCTCGGGCAACACAGCGTCTCAAAGATATTTTAAAGTCGGAAAGTAAATCTGTTCTTGCCAGACTTGGCGTGTGGTTTGACAGCATGGCCACAGTGGTCAAGCGTGGATTGGGATTGGCCCCGAACGCAAAAGATCGTTTGGTGATGCGTCAAAGCATCGAGGATGCAATCTCCACACTTCGCAAAACATCAAAAGAATTTGTACAAGCTGGAGAAGCTCCGGCTAGACCCATCCCGGCTCCGGGAACTTCACCGACTGCACCCCGCGCTGCGACCGTATTTGACTCATACGATCTTCGAATCTACCGCATGATTGAGAATCACCTGGAAGGTAGAACTGAAGGTGTGCTTGGGGTAACGGTTGCCGATGATTTATTTAAGACCGTTGGTGTGGAGGAATGGCTAGATGCGCTAGATATCAATCGACGCCGTGGAGTTATTACAGCTGACGAGCGGGATCTTTTCCGTTCCGCAACGCAAGCCGTTATGGACGGAGGCAGGGCGAGTCTCCCAGCGATTGCCAATAAAGCTCTTGAGTTGGCGGAAAATATGGAAGAAGCCGGAAGGTCACTACCCGTCGCAGCTTTTGTTGCAACTTCCGCACCCACTGAAGTGACCAGCAATGAACAAAGTTTCGAACCCCAACCAGCATACCAACAATATCGCGTTAAGATTCCGGGCAACATAGCCGTTCCGACTACAGCTTCCTCAGAAGCCAAAGCCACGGCTAATGCCGTCATCCGACTATTCGAACGACAGGAAGTGGTTAACTATAACGGCCAACGTTATACCAGCCCCGGACCTCTGATCGCTGCTCTCCGCGATGCTGGATATAACAAGTTCGCCAAGGTTATCTCTCCGGCCCCCGCAGTCGCAATGGAAAAACCAATCGTCAACTCAGTCTCTTTGGATGGCGGACCAGTTCTAATTCCAGTTCCGTCACCTCAAGTCGCTCAACCAGTTCCAGTCGGTTCTGATTTGAGAAAAATTAAAACGAATTACGAGAATGTAGAAAATCAACTTTTAGGTTTTCCAAAAGAAGGCAGTGGAAAAGAAGGAAAAGGTTTTGACGAAACAAAATATCCGTATTCTTTACAGTTAGAAATATCTTCTGACAACGGAAATACATGGACTTCCGATGCTATTCGTGGGATGAATTTTTTCCAAGCCGTAGAAAGAGCAAAACGAAATTGGGGACCCAACGTACAACTTCGTTCCGTAAATATGGTTTCCCCGCTGGTTGCTCCGGCCCCCGAGATTCGTGAGAGCCGAGCCGTAAAGAATATCGTCACGCAGTTCGTGGACGTTCTTCCCGAAGGCAAGGTGAAGGATAAACTTTTGGACGCTTGGTACTACCAATCTGTGCCACGCGAACAACAATTTGCTGACGCTAAATCTTATATCGCTACAAACGGATTGCAGAATTCTCTCAATGCTTTCTTGAGCGGTAACATCAAAAGCTCCTTGCCGTTGCAGGGTGCGATTGGATTTGAGTTGGCCAATGCTCTTGGTGCGAAAGCTAAGACAGACCTGTACGCCAGGGAACAGTTGGCAGAGGTAATGCTCCTATTGAGCAGGAAGTATGGCACCGAACCTGGACGAACCGTCGATCTCTGGAATGCACTTGGGGAACTCTCCAACAATCCAGAAGCCATGAAGATGTACATTAACCGACAGATTGATTCGTCGATTCGAGGAAGGTTGACAGGCTTTGCGGAAGAAGAAAGCGAGATATCCTCCGGTCTTGTTGACTCAACTCGTAGAGCTGTCGACAAACTAACGACGGATAAAAAGACAAAGTCGACGATTGAAAAAATTGCAAAACTTGTAGAGCTCAATAAGAAGCAAGCAACTGTTGCCGAACTCGAAGCGGCAGTAGCAGAATACGTTGGAAGCGAGCAAGCGCTGGCAGATGGGGCGGAATTCCTTGGGGCAGATCTAGCCGCCGCCCCCGAGGTTGAGGGAAGTGATGCTGATGGCATTCGTCTCAACCCAGAACAAACTACCGCCCTGAGCCGAATGATACTTGAGATTATTCAGCGTTCTGAAAATCCTAGTGTGACTGCTGCTTCCGAAGATCAGATCAAAAGCTTGCTGATGCTTACCCCAGCTCTGCGGGACGCAAAGAATCAGGAGAATGTTCGACGCAAACTCGATCTTTATTTTGACGCGGCTTTGACCAATGCTCTAGAAATTTTCTCAGCCCAAGCTCTTGGCGAAGCCCGCGCCCGCGAAAGCATTCAACCCCCAACAACTCGCGGTGAAGCAGTTCGTCGTGTCATTGATGCCAAGGCTAAAGCCAAAGACCAAGCACCCGTCGCAATTCCCACCGAAGCCACTTCGAGACTTGAAGCTTTAGCGGAAGCATCAGCAGAAGCTTTACAAAAGCAAGCAGTCCGTTTACAGCAAGAGCCAAAGAAAAAAGATCAGCTCGAAGAGTTTGCTGCACGTATTCGCAGACTCATTGCACAGAGAACAAAAGAGCAGGGCGGACTTCAGCCTACCTACACACCAGAACCCAAGCCGACTGAGGCCGAAGTTCTTCGTGACAGAATTGAGAAGTATCCAGATGTCATGGAGTTTATCGACAATGTGCGTGACTCCTTGAAAGAAGTTTATAGCGAAGAAGAACTCGCTGGACTTGAGCCTTTCATCGATGAAGCCTTTGGCCGTCCCTTTACTGTGTCGAGCTTGAAACAGGCAGTTCGCTCTCTCGAATCAATCGGTGGGCCTCAAACTAATATTCGTGGCCTCATCCGTTCGAGCAAGGGCGATATCATGGATTTTGAAAACAAGCTAGGCGCATTGCTGACTCAAAACACAACGCTCGACGAAGCTCAAAAGAAAGAAGTAACGGACTTCCTGCGGGAAGGATTGACGGATCTTATCGCTAAAGAACGCAAGCTAGAACTAGAAAGAATTAAGAAAAGATTTGACGCAAAAAAAGAACGTAAGACTAGGAAAATGCGTTCAGCCTTAGACCGTTTGATTGAGGCTACCAACCTTGGAGTTTTGAACGATAGTGAAGTATTCGCTCAAATGCATTCTCAGCTTGGATTGCCCGAGCTTAAAGAGGAAGAACGCAAGAAGCTCAACAAGTTGATTGAAGATCTTCCTCTCTATCCGGTCGGAATGATTCGGAATAAAAAGATTTCTGAGATGTATCAGTATGTAAAGCTAGTGTCACCCCAAGTGTGGGGGGAGTTGCTCGTTAACTATCAAACTTCCAACTTGCTGGCGGGGATTGGAACGATCGGCATCAATGCTTGGTCTTCGACGATGAGCAATCAGCTGAACGCTGGAATTCTCGCCGCGGTAGGCGCAGCTAAAGGAATAGCTGGCGACAAAGCAAGAGCTAAAGCCTATAAGGATGCGGCAATTGCACTTAACTCAGCTATCTTTGCCGGAGAGAAGCCGGCCCTAAACGCAGCCGCGAATGTATTTTTCAACGGAGACTATTCGAACATTCAGGACGCTCTGACTCAAGAGCTGGGTGGAGTGAATATTTGGGAGGCGATTGTAAAACAGGCAGAAGATTACCGAGCAGGAAAACCAGGAGCTGTTCAGCCTGAGTTGCCGGTTAATGTATTCGGACAAGAGTACAGAATCCCACTGGACTCTAAATTCCTAAGCAGTAAGTATGGTGCCCTCGCCCCCTTCATATTCTTCGGTCGATCTATGGCGGCTGGCGACGCAATCAATAAAATTTCTTCCCGCAAAATGTATGAGATTGCCGAGGCTACTAACATCGCAATCGCACAAGGTTTCCAGACAAACGATGAGATTGAGGCCGAAGTTGCCCGACTCCTCAATCAAAGTCCGGAAGCCAGGAAGCGCGCAGAAGCTAAAGCGGCTTCGGAAGCTAAGGAATTCAATCTAACTCCCGAACAAGAGTCGTTGCGAGTTGAAGAGATTCTTGAGCAAGGCAGGCCGGACGAAGAGATTGTTAAAAATTTAACAGAGAAAGCTAAAACTTTTGCGGCACAGTCCACATTTACAAATAACTTTGAGGGCTGGTTTGGATTATTAGCTGACGGTTTGACGAGCATCTCCGCCAAAGCGTGGCCGTTAAGGTTGTTTGTCAAGTTCTTAAAAACTGGATCAAGCTTGGCGAACGAAGTTTTAAATTTTCTCCCAGTGATGTCCACCATCAGATTGTATCGCGGCTCCGCAGCCATGCTGAAGGACACCAAATACTATCGCCCTCCACCTGTCCCCGGAACAGTTGAGCATGACCTTCTGCTGGGTAAAATGGCACTAGGATATATTATCACTGGAACTTTACTAGCCGCCTTAAAAGATGCTATTGGCGGGGAAGATGATCCGTATTTCAACATCCATTTCAAAGGACCAGCAGATCCAGCTCAACGCGAAGCTTTCTTTGCCGCGGGTGGAAAACTTCGGGCTATTCAAATTGGAAGATTCAGCGACGGAAAACCACAGTTCTTCAGCTTTGAGGGTTTCCCCGTCGGATTGTCCGGCCCTCTACTTCTCTCAGGAGCTATTACAGAATCTATCCGATACGAGAAACGATCCGTAGCGGAGTCCATTGTATTGGGCGGACTGACGGGCAGCGCCTTAGCGATGTACGGAATTCTAGACATGGCAGCTCTATCGGGCATACGTCAGCTTATGTCCCTCACTTCTCCAGGCGTCGGTCAGCGTGATGCAAAAGGAATCATGACTAACCTCAGTAAGACGGTTGGCAATGTTGCTGGTGGTTTAATACCTGGATACGCAACGCTCCGTGACGTAGAGCAGCTATTCAATGGCATAGCTGGCTCCCCCTCTGCTCGGCCTTATCAAGAAAATCTTCTATCCACATTCGCCCAGTCCATCCCTTTCGCTTCAAAGGTTGGCCGGCCAGATCTTGATTTCCTGGGAGGAAATACCAAGACACAGGTAGCGAATACTGTTCCTTTCTTACGCCGACTCACCACTACGGGTGTTGACTCTCAGTCTTATGACGATGGAGATAGAACCCCGCAAGCAATTCACGATAAGCTTATCTCCATGTTCGCATCCAAGCGTTCCTCCTTAGATTGGGATGCTGGCCCGCTTAAAGATTTTGCTATGCTTGAGATGATTCAGGATGCGCAAGCTAAAGGAGATCAGTTGACTGCCGACGACTTTTACAGTCTAAAACGAGAACTCTCAACAGATGAGAAGTACGAATGGATGATGAGAGCTGGGCCGATCATACAGGAACAACTGTCACAGCTCATCCCACAGCTAGAGCAAATGAGCCCGGGTCAGTTTAGAGAAGTTACACGGGCAGTTGTAAATCCAATTAAAAAAGAAATTCTGTATCAAGTTCTGGCCGAGAAAAATCAAGAGGGTATCTTGTATCCCGAAAGACAGTAAGTAGACTTTTGTTATGCCCCTCGGAAAAGCCAGTATGCCCTGCAATCAGCCTCGGCCTAGCACACGGCCAGGCAAGAAGCGAATGGTCAAAGCCTGTGAGGGCGGGAAAGAAAGGCTTGTACATTTTGGGGCCAAAGGATACGGCAACAACTACTCTGCCGCGGCTCGTAAATCCTTCCGAGCTCGCCACAACTGCGACAATCCAGGGACCAAATTGAGTGCCAAATACTGGGCTTGTAAGAACCTTTGGGCTGGTCCAGGTGGGGCCACCACGGCTAACCCGAGTAATCGAAAGGGGAAATACTAATATGCCACTAGGAAAAAAGAAAGCCTCCGATGCCTGTACCCGCAAGGTAAAGTCTCGTTATGCGGTATGGCCTTCGGCCTACGCCAGCGGAGCTTTGGTGAAGTGCCGTAAAGTAGGGGCAGCTAATTGGGGTAACAAGGGGAAGAAATAGTGGGCTTCGAACTCGAAAAGAAAAAGGGGCTACACGGTTGGTTCTCCCGCAACAAGGGAAAGGGCTGGATTAACTGCAAGACTGGCGGTCCGTGTGGTCGGAAGTCGGCGGACAGCGGAGGAAGTTACCCGGCCTGCCGGCCCACCAAGTCGATGTGCAACTCGTCGGCAAAGAAAAAGACAAGCTCGGAACGTATAAGCTGGAAGAAAAAAACAGGGCTAGGCAAATGATCTTCTGGCCCGTTATATTTTTTGTTGGGATAGTAGTAATCCTAATCCTCTGGAAGCCAAGAGGTAGGACTGAGGTTTGGGTGGAGATGACCGCCGAGGAAAGGTATATGTTAGCTAAGAGAATCTTCACCCGCGATCCTGGGGCCTTCAAAGATAAGGATTCGGATGGCGTTGAAGACGAACTTGAAAAGGGCTCTTGACCCCCAACCCTACACCCTATAATATAGTCCCATGCCTCTAGGAAAAAATGTCTCCGCCAACATCAGCGAACTTTACGCTGACAATAAGAAAAAAGGTAAAGCTCGTGGGGCTGGTGGCCGGCCCCGCCCAAAAGCGCAGATCATTGCTATCGCGCTAACCGCTGCCAGTAAGTCGAAAGGCAAGTAAGATGAGTCACGAACTCTTGCCCGTATCCCCCACACTAGTAATGCAACTTTTTGATCTTGTGTATAGTCTTAAGGATGGAAAGATAACCCTAGAAGAATTTTTTCCAAGAATACAAGAATTAGAAACTCGTGTTGGTTGCCGAGAAGAATCTTAATTTTGAAAAATCATTGTAAATCGAAAGGTAAATAATATGGATTACAAAGATTTGCTATCGACTTTAAGATACATAGGGGCAACACCTCCCGCCGTTCTCGGGGAACAATTAAAAGACGAATTAAAAAATATTTACACAAAAGAAAATGTGCCCCCCTCCTCAAAGAATAGTCAGCTCGTAAGTGGCGCGCGGCGGGATTATCAAAACTTTAAATACAGTGAGAATCCTTCGGTAGAAAAAGAGCCGGGCGTAATTATGACTCCAGAAGTTATAAAAGAACTGGAAGCTAAAAAACAAGAATTGATACAAAAGCGGGCTGACTTAGAGAGAAAACGAAGGATGGATGAATATGACCAGCGGGCGCAAGCTCGACGAATTACGGTACAAGACACCTTGGAGAAAACTGGTTTGGCTAAATAATATGAAAAACTATTCTATTAATTTGAATCAAAAGAATGCGAAGATGCCAACTGACAAGTCGCCTTCGCTTAAGATTGAAAAGAAAAAGCCATACGTTATGCCTAAGGTGTCTAACACGGGTCGGGGATTGGGTAAGTATTGATACCCCAGGCACTAATTCTTGTGGTATAACGCCAGCTTGGCAACCTTGTCGAGCAGGCCCTGACGTGGTCGATGCGAGTGATCGATCAAGCTCTTAACCTTTTTCTTTTTATTTTTCGCCACGGATTTTTCTGAACCCAACAATAGGTACTTCGCTCCAGGCTAGGGCTACGTGTAGTTCATTGTCCTCAAACCAAACATCTATCTCTGGATTGTAGCCATCCTTTAATTTCTGGTGGAGATCATGGAAAGCTTTTCGGGTAATAACCAGCTCTTCCGATTTACCATCGACCGCAGCTGCGGCGAGTAATACACGGAGGAACTGTTCGGATAGTTCGTTAAACTTTGCTTCTGCGAGCTTCTTTGGCACAATTCAATGCTGACTGGCAGGGTTGCTAAGTCAATATAGCTAGGACAAACTGGGGAAATGAGGAACACAAAGCGTGATATTATTTGGCTAACGTGCCTCGTCACGCTTTCAATTATTAAAACTGTGTGTATACTTATAGGTAGAAGGATAAAATTGTGACAAAAAATATTCCCGAGTCCCCGGAGTTGGCGATACTTCCAGAACAAGTCGCGGATATTTTGCAATTTGCGCGTGCTTGTTCCTTGGGTATCATCACCCCCGAGGAACTCGGGAATAAATTAGATGATTTCGAAACCTGGATAGGAGAAAATTTCTAGATCATCACCGCATCAATAGTTTCTTTTGAATCGTTTCGCAGGTCTTGACGTAAGTGCCGAGGGCCATCGAATAGACGGACCAACATACCACCATCATACCTACGAGTGTGAAGAACAAATAAATACTCTCCAACACTTTCGATGCTAATCTTTGTTTGTTCTTCATCCTTGGACAGCGGCCAATCGGAGGGCTTCATCTGCACCCGCCTTGTACACGTTCTGAAGAACGTCATCAAGGAACTGCGGGTCCAGTTCAAGTTTAAGGCTGTCGACCTTTTCCTTGGCTGTGTCCACTTCTGCTTTGAATGCGATCTTATGGATGCTGTCACCAGCGCCCCAAAGAATCTCACCTTTTACTTTTTTCATATTTATTCTAATACCTCACTCCAATACCGACTATTTTTATACCCCTGCAACTTGTCCCACCAGATGAATCTGGCGGAGGCCGCTGGGATACCGTACTCCTGTGAGCAGGTCTGCCACTCGTTCTCAAGCGCGAGGTAGTCAGTCCTGTTCACGTTCCTGTCCCTCTTGTGGATAGACTTGAGCACACGACGATCGAGGCAAACAACGTTTGACTCTTCGTGATGTTTCATCTCCACATAGAAGCTGGACTTTGCAATCGCCAATCCTGGGACGTTGTCCGCAATCCGATCACGGTATTGCATCAACGGCTCATTCGGATAACGCTCGAAGATGTGGGGCTTGGCAGCGAACATCTGATCAAACTTCCAGATGCTCACGGCTTTCGTCCGCCACAGTCCAGTCTTGGTTTGATACAGTTCGAACTGTAGCTTGCCAAGGTCGGACTTCCACGAGTCGCGATTCTTGATTGCGTTAAAGGCTTTCACGTTCTGCTTCCAACCGAAGTTGGCCGCGAGAATCGAGAAAATCCAGAAGCGCCATTCGTCTTCACGGGACTTGGGCTTAATCTTGTCCCAGTAGTTGACGTAACGGCTAACCTCTCGGGACTTCAGTCCCTCAAATACTTCACGTACCCCAGTCATAAAACAAGGGAAGTGTGACTCCGTCGGGAGACGGATGCTGTCGCACCTCGCCTCCATGCTTCGTTGCATCGTTGTTCAAGGCTTCCATCTCCTCAGAGGTGTAGCCTCGGATGGAGTCGTCACGGATACCCGCGATGAAGTCCACCCATTTGTCGTCGATCGATAGGAACTTTTGTTCCGTTGGTTTTGTAATACAATAACAATTCATCGTGAGCTCCTTTCGTTATCTATATAGATTGAAATGTCTGACTTTAACTCTGATGGTTTGATTTTGCCATTGGCTATATCGGCTAAAATGTAATAGACATCATCCATTTCTATTAACCAATCCTCAACCATCCTTGGTGTTATTGTTTTTGTTTTACTCATAGTGTTGCTCCTGACTTGTGCTCGTGAACCATAGAACCCAACAAGCCAATGACCTTGGCTTCGAAGGTGTCGATGAATTCACTACTAACTCTCGACGGTGCTGACTTCATAGGGGCGATTCCCATCTCCAGCCTCGTCTTATTTCTCTCTTTAAACTTGGCATTTGCCAAGTCTAAAGCCGACCGCTTAACTGATGCTCTATTTATTAGGCTCATATATTTTAATGCTTCTTGTAATCAATTGCGAATACACTTCTATCCCAACATTTGCGGCATCCACCGCATTTGTTTCCTTGTTTTGACGATGGACAGTTGAAGTTACCAGTCATGCTGGCACCCGATACCGTCAACCCAAGGCGTTTGGCTATGCCCTCTGGGGCGGGGCCATCCATCATTAGAGCCGACAACCGAATGCACAGATTGTCTGGAACCAATCCACCTTGCTCAATGTAACTTGATACAAAAGCATACTCACGGGTCGGCAACCAAAATAAAATGTTTGGTAGGTTGTTCGCTACCTCAACAATATTCTTTAGATGCCATACGCCTTGGAGATCTCCCGAATCATGCCAGCGGAAATAAGAATTCTTACGCCCGCCGATCAGATACGAGATGGCGCTCACCCAGAGCGGGTCAGCCAGAGACTTGAAACGTTTTTCCATCGCCGCAATGACGTTTGGAAACACATAACGCCCCTTCAGTGCGTAACAAAACGCACAGATACTACCCGCAACCTTCCTCATTTTCTGCCCGATAAGGCAGTGTTTAGCTGGGGTCGAGTATGCGAACCCAGGCATTTTGGAAGGCTTAGATAGAGTGCCGACTATCTTCTCCGCCTCTTTCTTATTTTTAAACAGAGAGTCTGATTTCACGAGTGTAGATCTTCTTGTTCTCATCTTTTTGATTCCAAGGTTTCTTGCCTTCGAATCGCTCTTTGCGGACCAGATTGTTATTGCTGTCCAATCCAGTTGCCTCGCACCATTCGGCAAGAAGAACCGAAGCGTCTCCGCCTCGAAGCTTCAATGTTTCTATGATTTTTGCGTCTTCTTTATGCCAGCCTAAACCTTGCGGTAACTTAGTCCCCGCTATATTTTTGGCTTGTTTACCTTTATATTCGACTTCAATCATGCAGCCTCCTTTTCATCAATCAAATTTTGGAGTTCAATCTCTATGTTTTCTTTTATGGATTGTTCCTCACTCTCAGTATCTAGACCTTGAAGCACAGCTTCCCAGTCGTTCTTGCTGAACTCTTGTTCCCCGAAGTAACATTCAAACTCGTCTTTTGTCCACATCAAGACGTAGCAGTTTTCCTTCGGGTCTAGATCAGCAACTCTATCTCTCAATTCTTTTTTGTTATAGATCATAAATTCCTTTCAGATGGGGCGGATGGGATTTGCCCACCCGCCCCGAATGGTTAGCGATTCGATACTGCGTCGAGCAACTGATGAGCCGCGGCACGGATGGCCGTGACAAGGCTGTTGTCGCTGTCGGATTCATCGGTCTCAACATCTTCCTCATCGTAGATGTCGTCCTCGGTGGAGTCGTACGTTTCTGCGTACGTCTTGGGCAACGGCCCCGTGTAGTCCGCAACAACTTCGTACTTGGAAGTACGAAGCTTCTGGAACCCGCAGTCATTGGGCACCGATACCACATCCTCGGGGTTGATCTTGACGATCACGACCCGACGATCGGAGCCACCGAAGTTGCCAGCGTACTCAAGCGAGCCAGCGTGGAATCCGTAAGAACATCCGTTCTCGGGATTGTCATCCACACTGCGTCGAGCAATGGTCAACACCTGGCCAACTCGATTTGAGAACTTGCCAGTGTGGTGGTCCATGTAGTTCTGATCAACCGACTTGTAGGCCAAGAAACAGCCATCTTCAGTAAGAGGCATGTTCTTGTGCTCCAAGAACTGGTAGAGTTGAGCGCGACTATTGTGGCTCGGGTTGTTGTAGAGATTCTCCAAGAACCGAGTCATCGGTTCCACTGGTAGACTCTCCTCCATAAAGGCGAGGATTCGTCTGGCGATGCGCTCGTCAACGATCTCACCGCGGTGATACACCGAACCGTCTTTCACCTCGACGGAGTTGCCGAGATACGCATTGAGCGCGTTGGTGATGTCCATCAATTGCTCGATGTCACCCTCCGCACGACCCTCTGCGATCGCGTTAATTACCATCTTTGCATTTGCGTGGTCACGACGGATAGTGTGAGACTTCCCGTTGATGACCGCTGTTATTGTTTCGTCAGTTATGATGTAGTTCATACTTACTGTGTCCTTTCGTTTTTATTTTGTTTTGCGAGCTGCATCTACAAGATGCACATACTCGACAGTGCCTTCTGTTGCGTACTCCATTACGTCTGTCTGCCAGTTGTTGTGGCGGAATAATGGGTACCTCGAAGCTATTGCAGTTCCCTCACCTTTCAGATCATAAGAAGGTTTAGGCAACGACGCTTTGAGCTGTTGATATACACCTTTCTTATCATCGTTATTCGATCGGCCAAGAGCCCAAGTATTCTGTGGTTCTTCAAGCCAGGCTGGCAAGTCTTTCTCATTGTTCTCCAGTCCTCCAATCATCTCCAGAACCTTATCCATAAAGATTCGGAATGGGCTGTCGGACTTGATGTCTTTGAGTGGACCAGTCTTTGGGTTAGCCCAACGATCAAAAGAAGATCGCTCAAAGAAGCAACCCTCTTTCCTAAGCCTATCGGTGTTATAGGTTGCCCGAGAGTTGAAGAAACTCAAGACGGCATAACGATCAGCAATCTTCTGAGCCTTGTCGGGATTAGCCTTGAGGAAGGCTTGTGTCCCCTGCTCGATTGCATCCTGCAATTTAGTCCAAGTTGCATCAACCTTCTTGTCGACATCAGCTTCCTTCACGCCATAGATTTGATCGCAATACCCGATTGCCTTCAAGTATTCTTTTGCCCGATGTAGAGGATAATACTCCTCCATATCAAAGTCCTTACCAGGCATTGACCACTTGAATTGGTCGAGTGTTACATAGACTTTCTTGCCAGTCGTAGGTACCGCTGAGATTCCCCAATAGTCACTACGCTTGTCTTGGCGTTGATACTTGGCATATAAGCCAAACACATTCCCCTTGGTGTGTTTGACATTCTTGTCGTATTCAACCTCAACTCCGTCTGCACCCACACCTTTCTGTTTCGGTGGGGGCATGGGCAGAGACGACACCTGTTGGAATGTCGTCGTTGCAAACCACGGCAGAGTCTTGTTGAGAAACTCCTTGCCACCGTTTTTGAAGTTGATGATAGTCACGGTCGCGCCAGACGGACCACCGTTCATCAACCAGTGACGAACGCGAGCTTCACCAGAGCCAGTGCCAGTATCGTTGACCATGACGAGTGTGTCCTTGTGGATAATAAGCTCGTCAACGGAGCGATCGACATTGAACTTAGCCTTGCCCCAGCTACGCTTGCCTATGCTCATAGCGGTGATGCCGTGAGATCTAAGCAACTCGATTTCAGTCTGGTCTTTCTTGAGGGGCGAGACACATAGAGGAATTCGATTATCCTCATGCATATCGATTCCCTTCCACTTCAGCCTTCCTTTCAGCTTCTTGACGATACCTTCACGGAAGCTGGAAGAACTATATCCACCAGTGCCAGTGAACTTCCTCAAGATCAAGTGAGCTTGAAAGTAATCTGGAGCAGACTGAATGTCAGCAAGCAAGGTCGAACCCATCGAGTCAATGACTGGATTAAGATTCTTGACCAAGCCTTGAATTGTCTTCTGCGAATACTGCAAGTCCTCACGAGACGGAGCAACTTGGACATCGCCAAGCTCCACCCGCACGTAGACTCCAGCGTCAATCAACTGCTTGATTACTGGTGAGCCAGAGAAGTCGGACTTGAGCGGATAAAGCACAAGACCCATCTGGAGCCAGCTAGTGCCCTCACCATTGAAAGCCCAGTTCTTGCCCTTGATGATGCCTTCCTTGTGACCAAGGCTGGCATACTCTTTCTTCTCTTCTGGCGATAGGTTAACGATGTCGGGACGGACATCAAAGACACGATAGACTTGTATCGCAGTTTCGCGGAATCTACTAATGTCTTGAGGCCGAACTGGAATCGATATCTCGACGCCAGAGGGTTCGTTGGTCTTGGTCTCGCTTAACAGCGATGCCTTGCCCACCTCACTCTCGTCGATATGGCAGTTCCAGATGTACTTGACTCCATCTTTGTGCGCGGTGACGCCATTGTAATCGGTGACCGTAACCGCGTCTGTGTACGCGCCATACGATTTGCAACCGATGCCAAGACAGCCCGTGAAGGCGTTGCTTGCCCGCTTGTCGCTACCGCCATACGAGCAGAACAGCTCTTGGAACTTGAGCTTGCCAAGTCCAGGTCCGAAGTCACGAATCGTGAAGACTGGCTTCATACCAGTTGGAAGCGAGACTTGGATGGGTTTGTCCGTCTTACCGTTAAGGATGTGACCCTCGCAGGCATTGGTGCCGTACTCACGCACAACCGCTCTGATCGGGTCAGAGTAAGCTTTGCGTAGGATACTGGCGATGTGACCGAGGTTGGACACATCGATCTTGTAATCGATGGTATCACTAACCCCGCTTGATACTGGCGTGTTTCTAGATGACGTAATTATCATTGACTTTTTCCTTTCTGTTCAGTTCAACTTTCCAGATGATGGCTTCACCATTCTCGTAACAGGAAGCAATTTTCTGCGCCCGTTGGTAGTGTGTGAATAACTGGTCGTTGAGCAATACATTGTCTTTGTCAAACAAAGCGTAGCAATCCCACTTTGTTATCTCGTCTGCAATCTTTACAGCCTTACTCACCTGTCGGAATCCTCCGAGCGGTGAAGTGCCATTCCTCCGACTCTACTGTCGAAGCTTCCAGCACGTAGTTAACTTGATCTGCGGTCAAGTATTTGAGCAGGTTAGACTTAAGCAATGGCTTTGCGAGCCTTGCCTTATCGTGCTCATCCATCTGAACCGTGAAGTGCTGGCCTATCCAGCTTTTGACTCCTTGCTTCGCGGATTCTAGGAATAGAGTCCGATACTCTTTGCGCTTCTCATTTGATAGTTTGAGTGTCTCGGTCGCCCGACCGAACTCATCAACTACTTGGGTTGGTATTGTTAGTTCCATATATGTGTCCTTTCAGTTTGGTTTTCGTTTGTTTCCGCCCACACGGGCAGACCGACACGCCCTCATCGGGCGCGCGGGGTCTGACCGTCAAGACCAAATAGCTTTGCCTACTGTGTTGCCATTTACATCACGAATCGAATAAGTTTCGCAAGCACCATCTGCAACTTCTTCAGCAAGTAACTCAAGGATACGAGACAACTCAATCTCGGGGTTGTCCCCGAAAGCCGCGTTGTCCGTATTGATTTCAACTTTGAACTTTGCCATACAAACCTCCTTTCTTAGTCGCTTAACTCGACAGCCCGTTCTTCCGCGGTTTCGTAGGTCGCTTGATACAAAGCTTCCTGTGCGGCCTCGACAAGCTCTTTAGAAGGTTCTGGAACTTCTTCCATTCCTTCGTCTGGATAGATTGCCAAGCTATCGAACTCACATTCCGAGAACTCGCTTTGGTTGACAATCTGGCTGTCATAACCGCGCGAACCCCAGAACTCATAAGAACCAATACCGATGTCTTCCTTCTCGGTATTGTGGATGGCTGTGCCAGTTACCGAATACTTCTTGCCGTCGTATTCAAACTTAACATCATCCTTCTCGACTTCGATTCTCATGCGAGTGCCGCGTCCTCGGCTAGCTGTCTCTTTTCTTCACGAAGCGCATGCATGATTACTTCTGCATCATACAACGCTTTGTTCCTGTCAGTTCGTTTGTATTTATTCCCCGTTATCTGGGATATAATCTCCATACAACGACCCGAAGTTGCGACTCGAGTCAACATCATTCCACGATTCAAAGCTTCCAGCCCTTGCATCGCTACAAGGAACTGAATGTATGGAACTCCGTTGAGGTTTCCGTCTTTCCTGTCGATCGTCATAACTCTCTCTGTTACCTTTGCTTTTTTCTTTTTCATTGGTTACTCCTTATGTAATGATTGCGCGGTTGTCTTGAATGACGATGCTACTGGCATCGCCCCATACAACTGCGAGTGGTTGCTTCTTGCGTTTACGATCGTGTGTAGCCACACGACATTCAAAGCCTTTGATGGGGACACACTGGTTCTGGTAGTGGATTGTCCACCAGATATCTTTGCGTCGTTGCGTCAAAGGTTTGTTGAAGTGGTAGAAGAATCTCATGCCAGCGTCCAATCGTGCCAATTAAGTTCCACAGAGGACTTCATTGGACAAGAGCCTTTCGCCACGCTCTTTAACCAACGCCTAGCTTTTGATTCCTGCCCTTCATGCTTTGCAGTATCTAAGTCGACAACAAGAACATCGACTCCCTTGGGGAGTTTGTATCCGTATACGAATCCTTGCTCGACTGTGATAAGTAATGGTTTCTTCATATGTTCTCCTTTAGTCCGACGCGTAGTGGTAGATCTTCTCGTATAAAAGATCGGGATGCTCGGCGGCTAGCTCGTTGAGTTCCTCGTCGCTCATCTCAGTGCCATCTTTAAACTGACCAGCACTGAAGTAGGCGTCGGAGAAGTCTGGAGCGTCTCTGCCATCAACACCGTCAATCTCGAGGGAACCAGTGTCCACAACCTTGTGAACACGTCTTCCATCAAGCGTATGGGTTCTCTGAAGGACTATTAATCCTTCAGCCTTGTCCATCGCTTGCTGGATTACCCTGTTCTCTTTGTCTACTGCTAGCCAATGAGTCCAACTTTCCGACCTCTCCTGTTCAGTGATCTCGAAGCGATCACTCTTGTTGTCAAAGTCTGGTATGATCATATAGCTTCCTCCACTGGCTTGATTTGATATCCATATGCCCAATGCCCATTGTCCAGATCGAAAACACAGTTCTCGATGATGGTTGTGGGCACCCAAGGCACAAGGAGTCCATTTTCTTTTTCACCTGGACGAACGAGTTCGATGCGTTTGACTTTCGCCTCTTGCCATCCCTCGTTGCCAAAGCTTCCGCGCCACCAAACGGTGTCGCCCTGTTTAATCTCTTGAGGTGTCAGTTTGGCATTCATCGCATCATCTCCTCGATGAACATCGGGGTATACTCCCCGACATAAGTCCAGCGGGTATTGTGATGGAAGTAATCTTCGGCATCTTCCCAGCTCCACTTATTGTCGAGTTGAAGTTGGTGGATGCAGGAATAAATTCCATACACCGCCACTTGTGCTCCGTGTTCTCCATCCCGATGAGCAAGTCCGAGGAAAGCTTTGTCCAAGCCATCAGCTAGGAGAATGTTATCCTTGTGCTCGTCGTCACCATAGATGTCGATGAACTTTAGTATCTTCATTCTTGCGGCCAACTCTTTGGTCGACTTGCCCTGAAGAATACGAATAAACTCGTCTTTGGTTAGCTTCTTCTTACTAGATTTCTTCTTGGTAGCCATTGGATTCCTTTCTCATAAGGGCATCGACTTTGGCTTCGATGGCCTTGATGGTTGTGACAAACGCATCGAGTTGAGTTTTCCTCAAGCAACCAGAATTGAAGTGATAATACATCTCATCACTGGCAGTTCTCCCATGACTTGTGTATCGGTACACGGGCCCAACGTGACACACTGACCGATCACCTTCGTGGTCGGTGTAGTAGAACGCATAAGCTCCGCCCTCTGATAAGGTTGGAACTCTGTTTGTTCTAATAGTTATCTTCCCTTTCGGGAAGTCTGCGGTTGTGGTTCGGTCGATAGGAGTCAGCCCAAGCCTGCGCTGGAGCGTTCCCTTCTCGGCTACTACTTCGATTGGGTAACTCATTTTGTTTCCTTTCTATAGTTTTCGACTAATTGTTTGATAGGTTCGTGGTCAATGTAACTTAGGAGATCTTCAACCAATTCATGCGTCGATTGGCCATAAAATCTCTCGTATACAAACTCACACTCTGCTTCTGTACAAGTATCTAAGTATTTGTCAGCTTTCATTTGCTCAACTTGATCATCAGCGTGCCGATGACAAGCTCCAAGTAAATGATTACCGATGTCGACCCGCCATAGAGTTCACACCCAAGTTTGCTAAACTCCACATTAGCCACCAACAACCTGTTCATTTTGTTTTTGAAGAAGTGGAAACGCATCCACCCCCAACCAAGCTTAACTTTGATCATTGTCGTTCTCCTCATTGTTAATTGTTTCTTCAATACTGATTCCCTGCTCGAGCTTGCGAGCACGGAACAACCAGTCTCCAGTCCACGAGCGGATAACCGCAAGCAAACGGCGGAAGGTTGGGTAACGCCACGGACGTTCAAGCTCACCCAAGGCAAGCTTTGTCCATCGAGCATCACCAATCTTTACGTTCAGTTCATTGGGCACAATGGTGTCGTCGGGGTAGATGTCACCAGCCACCTCAGCCACACCAGTGTTGAGGCGAAACTTCCGCCCCAAGTTATGACCTTTTAGGATCTCGATCATCTGGGTATCTACCCAGATTTTGTCGCCAGCTTTCAATTGATCTCCTTTTCTACTATCTTGAGAAGACGCACGATGAGAATCGCGCTACACACAAGACATGCTGGAATGACCATGAACGCCATCAATAACTGGATGATGATAGTCATCACCTCAAAGAAGTCGCCCCAAATCATTGGGCAACCTCAAAGGTTAACCGAGTACCAAACGCGCGGTTGTTGTGGTGAAGCTTGGTCAAAGCTTCCGCACGGGACTGATGCACATCGCGCACCGCGTCCGCTTCGGTCAAGCCCTCGCCAGTCCAGCCTTCAATGCTGGCCATGTAATAACGGCCGTTCAGACTTCCGTCTGATGACACGCCGTGTTTGACTTCGATTACTATTTTACCTTCGTTATTCAGTTTCATATTTACTGATTCTTTCTTGGTTAGTGTTACTTGCGTTTCCAGCCTATCGGCCAGACTTGTGCCCCCGCGCTAGGGGGGCACTTGGTCTACTCGACTAGTTGTTTCCGTGCCTCAGTTTCGGTGCTGGTGTCTGTAAGAACAGCCAACTCCACAGCAGTAATCTCTCAGCACTCATCCGCACATAACCCAAGCAAGCCCAAGCTTCTTGGTTACCTTGTTTCGGTTGTAAGCCTCATCGGGTGTCATCATAGCTTTCTTGATGATTGCCCGATGAATATCGGTCAACGCATACTGATAGTCCAAGCCTTCGCTCCGCTTGAGCGCGACAGTGGCTCGGCTCGTGCGTCTGGCTATCTTGACGTTCCTTTCCCAGTCTTTCCTAGTCAGCCTTCGCCCATAGTGAGCTTGGACTGCATTGGTCATGACATACTTGGGGTCGATAGATCTACCTCTCATATGTCCCGCCCTCCGCTTTGGGTGATGATCATCTTCCACTGACCCATCTTTGAGATGTAAGCTCTGCGTCTGAACATCTGTCCAGGTGCGTCGCAGTCATCCCTGTCCACATCAATCCAGCTGGCATAGTCCAGCGAGTGAATGAACGTAGAGTCATAGAAGTTGGGCAATGGCATCTCGGATTCGAAGATGTACCAGTGCGTCCAGCTATCGTCCGAGGGTAGCTTGGACATATCAAACGCCCGCTTGCCGACATACTCCGACATAGGGTGGTGGTTACGGCAGCCAGACTTAACTAGCTTTCCGTAGTACTCGACTCCGTTGAGTTGAATGTAAGCGTCGCTCATTTGTTTACCTCGCCGTAGCCATCGCATTCCTCGCAGTGCGAGGGTGAGCCATCTGGCCAGATGTTCTTGAAGTCCAACCCCGTGCCCTTGCATACAGGGCAGAAGGTGGTTGTCTTTGTCTCTTGGTTCATTGTCTGTCTCCTTTTGGTTATTGCGAGCGACCGCCATTGTCCAGCACATTCCTTAGTGCCGAACGCTGGCCGACCCTGCGCGAAATTCGTTTGTAGTTATCAAAGCTTTCGGGACTCATCACATTGATCGCCCCACCCGTCTTATCCGAATAGACCATCGCCCCGAGTACCTTGGCTTCGGGGTGCAGGAACGCACAGCCCTTGCACTTGGTGAAGCCTAGGTTGATACGCTCAGCTTCGATCGGGTCGTTGCAGTAATCACACTTCATCGCCCGACCCTCCGTGCTGGCCAGAGCAGTCTGATCTTCTCGCGATACTTGTCAGCCACGCTTGGAATGGTGGAGAACCTAGCCTTGCGGACATACCGCTTGATGGCATCGGCCACCGAACCATAGGGGCAGTAAAGCTCCGTCTCCTTGGGGTCTTTGACTTGCCCGCGGGACTCCTGCAAGGAACGCTGGTAGGTGTGAGCCTTGGGGGTGACTAGGCTATGTTTGTAGACTCCACCACAGGTGAATCCGAAAGCCATAGTCAGCTTGGCATCGGGCTTCTTGATACTGATTTCAAGGTCA